CCATTAATCGACTAAAATACCCTCTATACTATCTATTATATCAGATGGAGATTGACCTTCATTAAATTTCTTTAAATATCTCATTAAGTATATATAAAATTTTAATATATAATTTATGGCGAATTTTAATTTTATAGATTTCTATATCTGTTATCCAGGACACCCAATGTTTAAATTGGCAGAACTTATCGAAGATGATGTAATCAGAGTTATCATACAAAAGTATGAAATGATTATTTTCACTAATAAAGGTGAAGTTTTAGGTGAACCTAACTTTGGTGCAAACCTAACTGAGTTACTACACGAAACTAGATTGTCATCAGAATCGATTGAAGGAGAACTGATGGCACAGATTGCAGATTATATACCAGAGGTAGATTCTGTTCCTTACGAATTATATGTAGAGTTTTTTGAAGATCCTGAAAGATACCAAGAATATATGGTTATAAATTTTACGGTTTCTGATTATCAAGTTTATGCGACAGTAAATTAAAGTCTATAAGAATTATTGTTCCAATAGTTTTCACCATATTCAACAAATATTTCCTCACCAGATTCTATATCTTTTGTTGCAACAAGAACAACATCATCACCATCCATTGAAATGATACAATTATTTTTAAAACCTGTATTAGAACCCTCTGCATCATTAGCATATTTTGCAAAACAATCAGTTTGTTTACAATCTAATATATCACCATTTGGTAGGTTCATGAAATAATCATCATCTCCTGATTCAGTTCTTGATTTAACTTCCTCATCAGAAAGTATTTCTCCTTTAAAAACAGAAATAACCTCGTCTTTTTCAATATCAATAGCAGTGAATAAACCTCTACCAGAATTAGGTATCTGTGAAGTTTCTACATATAAATAATCTGATTCATCAGAATTAATTCTATCAAAATCAAAATTTTCAAAAGTTTTTAAGTATCTCATATCTTTTATTTATTTTATTGGACAATGATTTGCAGAGTAGATATATTTAAAATCTCTCTTTATTTTAACACCAAATGATTTAGCTGCAGTTTCAACATCTAAATAACACTCTGAATCAGAACCACCAACCATAACAACTTCTTGTCCTTTTAATTCAGTGAATAGTTCTTGTAGTTTTTTAGGTAAATGATACCACTTATGATTATTTCCAATATAAATTATAAATGTACCTTCTTTAGTATTGAAAGTATCGCCTCTTTTTAATTCTTTATTAGACTCTTTTTCTTTTAAATCTTTATAAACGTCTTTACTTAAAATATTTTTATAAAAATCCACATCTACATCATAGTTATATCTTTTCTCTATTAGATCTTTTTGATTAGGAAAACGATATAAATCTTTATGAACTGGAATGTCTGGATTCTCATCATATAGATAATCTTTATCTACATTCTTACCATTGACGTGGTTATCCCAAATTTGATAGACTGATTCAAACTTCTTACAATAATTCTTTAATTCATGTAAATACATTTCAGTAAAAAACTTTCTAAAAGACTTTTGAACATCGACAATTATCAATGTTTGTTTATCTTGAAAATTATCAAATATTTTCAAGTGTTTCATTTAGTCTAACATTGCTAGTTTTTTTCTAATAATTGTAATTATAGATTGAATACCATTATTTATATTTCCATAATATTGTCTTCTATCTGTAAGTGCTGGATATAAATAACGAACTTCGTTATAATAACTACCTGGACGCATTCTATCAAATAAACCATTTAAGTTTGTTATAGACATTCTATCAGATCTTAATAAACTTTTTATAGAATAAATTTCTTGTATTAGAAATTCAACATCTTCTAAAGTATCTACTTTGATTGATGAAATATATTTATTTATCTCTACAGATAAGTTATCTATATTAGACAGTATTCTAAGATCTTTATCCATCCAGTCTTCATTAGCATCCGTTTTAATTTTATCTCTAAGTTGTTTAATGAATCTAGTTGTACTATCTACTTTTTTAATTGAATTATCTAATAAACTTTTATATTTATCGTTAATAATAGTAATAATATCTATAAAATCTCTATCCTGTTTTAAATCTTCAACTGCAGTTCCTACTAATCCATCTTCTGCAGATCGAATATCTGCCTTTTCTGCAGTTTTTATTTTTTTAATCATCTTAAAGATATAACCCGCTATAGTTGATAGAGTATCCATTTCATTAGTACTTGCAGAATTATTTAAGAAGTACACACAAGATCTACCACCAAGAACTCTAGTAGCCATACTAGTAAACTTACTAACATCTTGTAATTCTCCAGTTAGTTTAAAACTAGTAGCAATTTTATCAAAGTATCTTTTAATATTTGCTTTCTTTATATCATCATTAGATATAAGTGCTGTTGCACCTGATCTTGATTCAGTTCTACCAGATTTTACTTCTGTTTTCTTTACAACTGCCAACTTATCTAGTTTAGAGAAGTCTAATATAATTGCAAAATTTGCATCTTTCAATGTAGAAGTAACTTGAACTGGTCTAACACGGAAGTTAGACATATCAAATAATGTATTATATCCATAAGGATCTTGACCACCTGCATTAACTTTAGCTTTTAATAAATTTATATTATTACATTTAGAAGTTGTAAGAGTCCAAGTTTCACTACCAATAGTTCTCCAGTCACTATTCCAAGGTCTAGGATATCTTCCTCTTCTATTTTGAACTGCAAATACCTTAATCTCATTACCATATCTTACTTCTTTGTAAACATAAGCAACAATTTGTGTTTCAACATTATAAGCTGTTCCATTCCAATGATTATCCACAAAATCTACTGATATTATATCACCAGTTTCTAATTGATTTTTTATTTGTGTTTTAGGAATTCTTTTAACTACATCATAGTCCGCAAGATTTGATGAGAATGTTGTTGTAGTTGTATTAGTTGATGCTCTATAAATACCGTCTACTGCAGTTGTTGCAATATACTTACCTTCTGCATTAAACCAAAATTTAAGTAAAGATAGATCTGATCTTTTAGGTTTGATACCAGTACCTTTACAAGTACCACAATCAACAACTCTAAATCCTCTACCCCAAGGTCTTCTTACTTTACCATTATCACATCTTTCACCATGAACAAATTCACCTACTGCATCACAAGGTTGATCATCAGAAACAACATTGTTAAATTTTAATGCTTTGTTAAAAGGCAAATATGTAAATAAGTCATCACTAAGCTTGGATTCAGGTATATCAAATTTTTGACATACTGTTTTTAGATTTGATAAAAAAATATTTTTATCATCTTTTCCCTTAATATGTTTAAGTGTTGCGTTAAGTGTTGTAGCATCAAATGCTTCAAATAATTTTATATATTTTAGATTTTTCATATTACTGGTCCAACTATTTCTATTTTTAATCCTTTACTTCTAAGAGAGGATATTATTGATTTACTTTCTTTAGTTACTAAGTCTCCAGAAATTATCAATTTCTTCAAACTTTCTGATACAATTGATTTCAAATCCTCTGCAGAATCTAAAGTATATATTACTTGTAACTCTTCTAATGCTTTGAAAGTAGAGAAGTCAAAAGATCCAACATTATCACAACTAATTATTTGTAATTTTGTGATATTTGGATTTGATTTATTGATATCCTGTAAAACATCATTAGAGAATTTACATTTATCAAATGCAATATTTGTTGTTTTGATATTATCAAAATCCTTTAAAGTATGTATTTCAATAAATTTAAACTTAATCCAATCTAAAGTAATGTTTATATTTAATAAACTATCAGGTATTTCAGTAGTTTCGATAATCAATTCTTTAATTCTTGCATTAGGATCAACTCTAACATTTTTCCAATTACCAATTTGACTTAAATATAATGTTTTAATGTTTTTACCAATCATTTTACCTTGAGTAAGTGATAACTTATCTTGATATGGGGATTCTAATGAATCTTCAAAATCTAAATCTGGGGTATATAAGTATCTTTCACCTCTTTGTCCCGAATTTACATTTCCTGTATATTTAGTAACAATTTCCTCAAATTTATTCTGCATTCTATCTGGATAAGCTCTATCAAAATATAATCTTGTAGGAGCATTCTCTTCAAATGACTCTAAATTTCTAATAATCATTCTAGATAATGGTAAATGTTCTGATATTTTTTCACCTTCCCAGAAAATAGGAGTTTCAAAAATTAAAAAAGCTGGTATACTATTTGGATCAAATACATTTGCTAAAATCTTAGAACTATATCCACCACTATATAAGTGTTGACAAGAAGAATAGAATTTAGAAATAGACATATTTAAGATGTCTTTTGGATTGTGACTAATTTTTAAGAAAATATCTTTATTGAAAATTTCAAAGTCTAATTTATATTGTGTATTCTCGTTTGTTGCAGCAAAGTTTATAAAACTTCCTAAGTTTCTATTTTCAGAGAATAAATTTGATGATGCCATTTTATCCGCTTCAGACCATCCTTCAACATTTGCATCAATACATTTATCAACTAAATCATTATAATCACCAATAAAAGAGTTTATATTGATTAAGTTATTACTAAAGACTAAATCACCTACTTTCTTCTCAACTCTAATCATATTACCTTGTTCATCTCTGATTGGTCTGTTTGATTCATCTTTAGAGATTACAGAAGTTGCCATTGTATCAGCAATTGATAGTTTTCTAAAAACTGAACTGAATATAGCAAGTATTTGATCTAATTTAGGTTTTCTAATATCAAAACCTTCAAAAATTCTTTCGTATGTTGCTTTATCTTCTCTAAATAAATCAGTATTGATAGATTGATTTAAAACATTACCAAATTGTTCTGGTAAACTTGAAAACAAAGTAAAAAGTTGTGGCATATCTGTTTGACAAAAAACACCCAATACATCATTCTTATCTTCTTCAGATAACTTCCAACTTCCTTGTATAATCTTATCAGTAGGTGTTACCTCTTCATAATCTAAGTATTTCTCTCCCCATTTACGTGTTACTTCTTTAGCTTGTCTTGGTAGAATAACATCACGTAATTTTGCTTCTAAAAAAAGATTTCTATTTTTAATCCATTTCATATTAGTATAATTATAATTTATTGTGATTTATATATTAAAAAAATTATCTTAAAAACATATTTTTTCATATATTTGTATAATGAATAAACAAACTAAGAAAAAAACTATATAGTTAAAAAAAGATTTTAATATGCAAAAAGAAACAAGAACGGTCTTCAATGAGATTACATTTACAAACTTATGTAAAAGTGGAACCGCAAAACATGGTGTTGATTATAATAAAACTGATGTTTATTTTACTAAGGAAGATATAAGAAAATTAGCAAAAGGTGAAATGGTAACTAAAAATGAGAACGATCAAGTATTCCTATATTTACTACAAGATCTTGGAATTGAATTGATTAAGGAGATAATTAGAAGATCTCCAATTTATGGTGAAATGTATTACGAACTTTAATAAATTGAAAAAATGACTGCAATTACAATACTACAAATTACAGTATTTATAATATCACTATGTCTGTTAGGTTCCCTAATAGGCAATGTTATACTTTATTCTAAATGTGAGAATATAAGAGAAGAGAAAGATAAAGTCTCAAAAGAAAGAGATAAAGTCTCAAAAGAAAAGGATAAAGCAGAATCTTTTAAGAAAAATTTAATTTCTATTGAACCTGGTCATAGAGTAATTTATCCAGACTACGGACTAACCTGGACAGATCAAGATAAAGATGGTAATGATTTACCACCAGAATCATTTAAAGTAACATATGAGTTGGAAGTTTTAGAAGTCACTGAAAATAAACTTAAAATTAAAGCTATTGATATTACATCAGAAGATAAAATTGGAAGAGACCCCGCGAAGAAATCTGGTATTATTAATTTTATGAAAAATAAATGGGTAAATAAAAATCAAGTTCAACTAATAGTTGATGATTCTGTTAAAAGAAATCTTAAACTAGAACAATTAGGAATAAAATAAAAAAGTCGAGATAATTCTCGACTTTTTTTTATTTTAACTTTATTACTCTAATATTAGACTTATCCAAATAGAATTCTTTTAGATTTTTATTTAATATCAATTTTGATGATTTCTCACCGATCACAATTTGATTTTCAAACTCGTCTGATAAGTAAACATTATATCCCAACTCTTTAATATAAGCATCATAGATATGATTAGAGGTAATTATCCAGTTATTTGATGTAAGACCATATAATTCTTTTTTAAGTCGTTTATTTGACTTTAAATTGAATAATCTAGATACTATATTCTTTGGATAAAAATTTATTTCTTTTGACTGGCAATCAGACATTAGTTCAAATAAAAAAGTGTTAGTATCTTCCAAAGAAGTTACTAACAAATCTTGTAATTGATAAACTTCTATTTTATTTGAAGTCTTTATATTTCCATTTTCTTTAAAAGTCTCACTAATAGTAAATTCAACTGGATTTTCATCCACCCAAATTACCTCATTAAAGTAAGATAATAATAAATATTCTATTGATTCAGTTTCCATAAATTAAAAATCACAATCAAAGTAATCTAAAATCATACCATTTCTATCATTGATAAAAAGTAATTCAGATCTTTTAACTAATTGATATTCAAAATATCTTCCAACTTTAAATAAAGTTCTTACAAAAGGAATATCTTCATTATAATTTACTTGACCTTCATCAACCATTAAACAAAGAACTTTCTTATCATCTTCTGAATTATAGTTTACTATTTCTTCATCGTAATCTTTTTGTAGTCCAGTTTTACCATAACAGATAAACTTTGTTTTTAATTCTTCTCCAGTTGGAGTCCATTTGATAGAAATATCATCTCCTATAACCAAGTTAGAATCTTCTTCTTTTAGATAAAGTCTTATCCAAAAATAAACCTTTTGTTCTTCAACTACCTGTTTTATTTCTTGTTCCTCTTTACTTATCTCATCAGATAAATCAGTAGTATCCAAAGTTTTAACTTGTTCAACTAAATCTTCTAAGTAACCAATTGTTGTTATATCACTCATTTAATAATTTACTATTTTCTAGTTATATATCTTTTTCCAAATTAGTTTCATTATTTCTAGGAATATCATGTTTATCTAAGTCTTCATGTGTCAAGTCGACTCCATAAGAAATATGTTTTTTATATTTAGTACAAAATAATTGTACTCTTTCTTCTAATGTTAGTTCTCTCATATTTATTATATGAAGAATATAAATGTGAGTTTAAAAAATAATATATAGTTTATGAAATGGATTAAAACTTACGAAGAACTAACACCAAAAATCTATAGAGATGCGGGACAAAGATTTATGAATATGCCTCACAAAGTAGATAAAGGTAGAAAGTTAAAAGATTACGGATCAGAAAAAGAATGGGGTGTTTATAATATAGAACTTGTTAGAAACTATAGTGATATAAATAAAAAGACTAAATTCACAAAACCTAAGGCAAAATTTATTTTAAATACAAGAACTCCTGGGTCATCTGTAAATGATATTAATACAAGATATGAAGATATATCAGTAGAAGAAATGCTTGATCTTTGGGGTGATGCAGAAAGAGAATTGTACTTCACAGTACAATTTTATTTCGAACCATTAGAAGAAACAAAATCACAAATAGGTAGAACCTTACCGACGTGGGATGTTCCACTATTTTCATTTAAAGTAAATATGTCTAACTGGGATGATGGGTTAGAAAGTTGGAATAATCCAGAAGAATGGGATGATGATGAAAATCCACCTAAACAATACACATTACAAGAAATGTATGATGATTGTAGTGATTTAAGTATTAGTTTAGCACTTCCTCAAGTAGATCCAAAACCTATGTGGACGGGTGGTAGAGAAGCGACAAATATGTATCATTATGGTATATTCTCAGATAGAAATAGTGCATTTAGATTTAAGAAATTGTTACCAAGTCTTATAGATGATCAGGTAGAAGGTGAAATTTGGAAGGTATTTTCACTATTAGGAGATTCTAGAAACTTCCAAAGATGTATTCATGCGTTAAAATATGGTGTAAAGGTAAATCATTTGTATGATGATGTTGAAGCACTTAGAGGTTCCCCAGATTATAGAAATCCAAATACTAAGTGGTTTCGTTATAGTATTGCAGATATACCAAGAGAAGTTCCTAAAAAAGAAGAACCTAAAGAAGAGCCAAAACAATTGGAAGAACCTAAAGAAGAGCCAAAATCAATTTGGTATCAATCAAGAACATAAAAAAAGAGGACTTAGTCCTCTTTTTTATTTAAACTCTATTATCTCGTGTTCACTTAAAGTTTTTCTTGGTTCATTAGAAATCAATTCGTGTCTTTTACAACACTCTAAAATATATTTAGAATGTCCTATATAATCTTTTCTTACTTTAATTGCAAGTGGACTATCATTTAGTGCGGTAGCCTCTGGATATTTAACTAGAGCATATCCTAATGTTAGGTGCATTCCGTAGAATGGTTCTCTTGATAAACCCATAACTTCTCTAATACTTTCTGCTTCTGGGCAGTGAACTCTTAACCACCAGTGTTCACCATTACTTCTTGGCTCAGTTTCAACATAGAAATCAATTTCTTTACCATTGAAGATTTGTGCAAATTGTTCAAATGTTTTAGCATCCATTTTATCATTGATGAAAGTAACGTGAGTTCCTCTCAGGGTACTATTTAATTCAAGACTAAATCTTTTCTTTAAAAACCAAGCGTAATATCTATCTAATTCACAATTAGTACGGATCATAGCAACTCTCTTCCAAGAAGCTTGACTAACATGCTTCCTAGTTTTGTCCTCTGGACTAAAATCTAATATACCTCTTACTTTAAATACCATACGACAAAGATAGTAAAATTATATATAAAATAAAAATCAAAGTTATGAAAACTAAAACGAAACAAGAAATTTCTTTTTTGAAAGAAAAATTTTTAGTAGAATATTGTAAAAAAATGGGTTGGAATCACAACGAGTTATCAACTAGTCAGATGTTACTTATAACTCAACAAAAGGGTTATCAAAATCCACTAAACTAATTGATAAAATACAATATAATTAGAAAAATAATAAATTAGTAATGAATACACATTCTTTTACCTATATAATTGGATATAGACACAGCCCAGATAGGCTAAACAATCTTAGACGAGTTCTTGATTGGATAAATGGGTTCGCAAATGTAGAAGTTATTCTTGTTGAACAAGACAAACACTCTAAAATATCACACTTATCATTAAAATGTAGACACATTTTTATTAAAAGTGATAAACCTTATAATAAATCTTGGGGGTATAATGTTGGATTAAAGTCTTCAAATACAAATATTGTAATATTTGGTGATGCAGATACTATAGTAGATCCAAATAAGCTTATTGAGTCTATTCAATCACTTGATAAATATGAAATGGTTAGTCCACATAATTCTATCATTGATCTTTTTCCTAATGAAGCAAATACACAATATGAAGACATATTAAAAATCAATAGACCTGGTAGAGAAACTTCTTTATGTAGTGGAATTTCTATATTTAGAAAAGCTGCTATACAAAAAATAGGTGGTTGGAATGAATCATTTATCGGATTAGGTGGTGCTGATGAGTTTTTATCACATAAAGTAAAAAACTTTTTAACAAGTAATGTATTGCAGATAAGTGCATATCATTTCTTTCATAATAAAATTGATACTAATCCAATAAATGAAAAGATTCTTCAGCAAATGGTTGGAATCTCTAAAGAAGATTTAGTTAGATCTATAAATATGAGTGCACAAAAAATAGGTATGAGTAATTTCTATGATACTTTCTAAAACTGAAGAGGAAATAAAAAAGGAGATAAAATACTTATGTAATTTCTCAGAAAAACAACATAGTGGTTCTATTGCTACTATATCTTACATGGATTTTATAGAAGAAGATACATTAGAAGAACAATTGAAGATAAAATCGAAAAATCGAGAATTAGTAATTGATATTGTAACTGGTGAAAAAGAAGAGTCTGCTTGGGATAGTAGGATTGATTTACCAAAAATTGATGATAATTATACACAGACTATTAGTCCAAAAATATTTTCAATGACTGTACAAGCAACTACATTTACTTCTTATAAAGACTTGCATACAGATTTATTAAAATATATTGAAAACTTTACACAAGGACAACCTGTTTTAAAAAATGGAATGTCATCATTTGATTTAACTATAACTAATGATTCTGATAAAACTTTCAGAGAAAACTTTGAATATAATCAAAGAAGAATTATATCTAAATTAGTTAGTTGTGGTAATTATATTGCAGTAAACAATAGACGTGGACCAGGAACTACTTTAATTGTTCATCCAGAAACTATATCAAGGTATTTTGGAGATAAGACTCTTGTAAATGCAGCAAATTATACTTTGATTGAATCTAATATAATCTTAAAAGATAAATTTATTATTTTAAGAGCAGATATAAATTCTGGTAATGAAGATGGATTATTTGTAATAAAATCACTTAATGAAGATAAATACTTTATGAAAGAAACACCAAGTCTAAAAAATAGAATTATGTGGTTTCATATAAAATAAGAAAAGCCTCTCAATTTGAGAGGTTTTTTAATTTATAGATTGTACTCTAACTTTATCATATTTTAAAAGAAGTTTATACATTCGTTCCCATTCATCATTAGGATTTTCAACTACTTTTTCAGACCATTGATTATTACTAAGATATTCAACGATCATACCTACTTTAAAATCTTCTTTAGATTTAGGAATCCAATATCTTTTTGATTCTACAAAAGAAAATGATAATCCTCTATACAAATATGAAATATTTTCAGAATCTGTATTAAACATATTGATTTCTAATAGTTTCTCGGCACCTGTTCTATAGATTCTTCTAGGAGTTTTTTCACCTTTATACTTAATAATTGCAGATTCTTGATGAAAATGATTTAGCAAAAAAATAACATCCTTTCTCAATGTATCATTATCAACATCACTATAACCCATGGCAGAATTATCAAATTCTTCTTTATAGTAAGTTTGTAAGGGAAGTATCTGATAATCTTTCGCATAAAGAACAGATGTCATATCATCCAAACCATCAGATGATAATATAAGATAAGATATATTTGGGTTTTCTAAATTCACAAAGTATATATTATTTTTCAGATTCAGTAATCAGGAATATACTTACTAAATCTTTTTTTACCAATTGTTTTACTTTTGAAAAATATTCAATTGCTTCTTCTACACTATAACAAGATGTTTTTATTAAAACTTCTTTTGTTGCCTTTGTTCTTAAATAAAATGTTTTCATTTCTTATATATTATTTTTAGTTTATGTTAAACTCTTTTCTGAGCTCTATTTCAAAAATTTGATTCACTTCTTCCTTATATTTTCTAGGTATAACGATACTATCATGAATTGTTATTAGTTTTATCTCTGGATAAAATTGCATTACTTTTTTTATAACGGTATTAAAGACTAAATCCGATTCTGCTTTTTGTAAGTCATATGCCAGAACTCTATAATCACCATTTTCTTTTTTATAATTTTTAATAAACTGATGAATTGTTGGAAACAATTTTTTAAAATTTTTATCTACTTTACTTGTAGTAATATTTCTTCCAAAAAGAACCTTATATGTCATCTCTTTAACTTTTTTCTTATTACTCTCACCTAATTGATTCATAACATATTGATAATATGTTCCTGATATGGTAAGTTCTTTAAATAAGAGAAGTTCCTTCTGATCTACTAGATTAGAATCCATATCGATTATTTTAGTTAGAAATAGTGGTTGACTATTTGGTATATCAATTTCACAGGTTTCTTCACCATCTATCAGTAAACAGTTTTTTCTAATGAATGATTTAAGTATTGTATAATTTGTATGCATTCTACCATAATCATCAAAGTGATAAAAGATATGTTTATCATTTATACAATCAACAGAGTATATGTTTCTGTTATAGATGTCTATATCTTGATGTTTTAAGGAATCTAGAAAGAAAATAGCTCTATCATATTCGATTTTAACACTGAATAAATCAGAGACTAATTTTTCCTTTATAATTGGTTCAATTAAACTCAATTTAGAAGTATCATTGATATGAATCATATCAACAAATTTATTTTTATACTTTTTTAAAAGTACTTTATCTAGATTTTTATATCTTTTTATTTTATCGGTAAATATATTCTCATCTAAAGCATATATTCTTGAGGTAACTCCGTTTTGATAGTTTGTTTTAAGTATCAAAATACCATTTGTAACTAGGTAGTTGATGTAATAGTTATAAAGATAACCATACTTATCTTTTAGTATAGTCGCATTTAGAGCGAATCTATTTTCTTTTTTGAAATAATACTTTAATATTAAATTATGTACTATATCAATTAGATAGTTTGTTTTAAGTTTAACGTTGTTAAATTCTAATGTTTTTATAGTTGATATTCCATACAAACATTCTGGTAAAAATTGAAGAGAAAACAATTTATCATCTATGCGTTTTGCTACGCTGTCAGAGCTTTCATTAGTGATTATTACATTTTCAATATACATAGTTTTTATATGAAAATTAGTCGGTATGTTTGGTTAAATTTTCAATTTTTTTCTTTCTATTTTGTTTTCTAATTGATGATTTAATTTCATTACCTAGTAATCTTTCTAATTCTGCCTCAGCATCAATATTGTGAAAAGAACTAACATCTTTTACTAACTCTGTAGACCAATCACATCTAATTTTTCTTGATTTTACTTCTACACTAACAGACTTTGTTTTTAAATTTATTTCTTTCATATTTTTATATTAGAAAAACCCATTATTATATGGGTTTTTTTGTTGTATTTATTGGTTCAATTGGCATTTTGCCACCTTTACCTTTTTTCTTTTTATCATTTGATACTCCTTTTTCAAATTCAGAGTAAACATCTGGATAAACTTCTCCATCTCCATCAACATCATATTGAATATCAAAGAAGTCTCCAAAGTCTAATAAACCAGCTCTTGTCAATTCTATCTCACTAATTCTTTGTAAGTAAGTTCCAATGTGATCGTCAATATCATCAATAAACTTATTAAATAATTTTACTGTATTATCAGTGAATATACCAATTGCTTTTTTTCTTTTCTTACTAAATGAACCAAGAATAACCTTGAAAATATATTCAAGTTTTTCAGACTCTGATAAATATTCTTTAGTTACTTTATTTAGAATAAGTTCTGTATTTATTTTAAATTTATCTTTATCAAAAAATTCTGGTACTACAAAATCAAAGTCCAATAGATCCTGTTTTACTTCACTAATATAGATGTTATAAAGTTTACATATTAGATAAATATAAATTTCATCTTTTGATGAGCCTTTTAACTTTATATCTTTCAAATCAACAGATTGACAGAAGTTTAAAAAGTTTATCAATATCAAAGTGTATATTTCAACAAATTCAGTATCATTATTTTCACCTAATCTAGTATATAAAGGATTTAATAATTCAAATGACATATCATCTGAGCTATTTCTAATAATCAACTTCTCAATATTCTTTTGAAAATCATCATCCATTAAAAATGAACCTTCAGAAAGTGGATTTAATATCTTATAAAAGAAAAAGGTAAATGATTTCTCACCAAAGATATAATCTAAGTCTTCTTCACTGGTATTTAAAAAGTATTTAATTGCTTCAATCATCTTATCAGTTAGTTTTCCTTGAAAAACAACTGGTATAATCTCAACATCAAAAAGTCTTGCGTACTCATTTAATTCTTCCAAAACAAATTCATACTTACCCGACTTATTTATCGCAGTTAAAACCAATTTATTTTTAGGAACTCTATTATATTCTATGTTAGCAGGTTGTTCGTCTGGAAAATATTCAAAACAAAACCACCATTTTCTATTCAATAGACTTTTTACTCTATTATCCAAAGAGTTGAAATAATTAATTGCAGGATTATAATAATTCTGCATTGCCAAATCTATAAGATTGATTGGCTCACTTGAAATACTCTTTGTTTTAATCGTAAATTCTTTACCATTCCAATTAACCCAAATTTTACTTCCTTGTATATCTTCTATAATAGATATTTCATTACTAAATAAAGAATTTAATAATTCTTCATCATTTATACCATTTAAGGTAACTAATTTACTCATAACTTGATTTCTGTTTTTTTATCAATTTGTTATATATATTGTATTCTACTGTTGTTCCTGTAAAGAAACTATAATTTTTTCTAAATTCTCTTTAGTAAATCCATTTAGTGGACCACCACCTGATTTTAGATAATCTTGATATAGTTGATTATAATCATCTAGTGTATAAATTGTATTATTTATATCACTAAAAATTACTGAGGTATCTGATGAACTTATTGTATTATTATCTAATGGAGTTGTTCCAAATCCCATACCCATTTCTGGACCAACTAATTCAGTACCACTTACTTCATTTATAAACTTATCAAATGTTTTAATCTTCATTACTTTGTTCTATTTTTTCATAATATTCGCCTTGTTCTTGTAGAGAATATTTGTTTGATTTTTGATTATAAATTATGTTGTATAAAAATCTATCTTGAAGTTTATATGTTTCATCACCTCTCATAAATAAAGTACAATCATCTTCCGAATGTACATTCTCTATATTTAGAATTTGTAATCCAATTTTACCATTTCTATCACTTAAATCACAAATTACTGACTTACCACTATCAAGTAAGTTTCTAACTCTTTCACAAGTTGTATTCTTAGACAAATACATAAGGTCTTTGGGAGTTTCTTCAGATTTATGATTATATAATTCTAAAAATCTTTCCTCCCTATCAGAAAGTGCTTTCTTTTTAGAAATTTTATCTAATATACGATTAGCCTCAATTTCCTTTAAAGATTCACCAAGAATATAGTACTTCAAAGTCTTTTTTAGTCCCATCTCCATATGATTTATTTTATTTATTATATATTATTATTTATTATAGTAAAAAATATATAAAATGTTAAAAGGATTAAGTTTTTTAATATATACTTTTATGGATAAGCAGTTATTAGACGCATTAAATAATTTATCAGATTCACTTGAAATGATCTCAAAAGCACTTGAGAAAAAAGAGGGTAGTAATACTACAACTACGAATGCCTTACAAAGTGGAGATTTCTCAAAACAACTAACTGAAATTACAGTTAGTTTAAAATCTATTAAGTCTGATACAACAAAAATCTTAGCAAAACAAGATACTATTCTTCAAATGCAGAAGTCAAAAGATTCTGACAAAAAAAATGCTATTGATGAAACTGGTGAAGATCCTAAAAAACAAAGTAATCTTAAAAAGGGTGTAACTACAATACTTTTAATCGCTGTTGCCGTATTAGCAATTGGTCTTGCATTTAAAATAATAGGTAAAGTTGACTTTCTGTCAGTTGTCTCACTTGGTTTAGCAATTGTTTTAATATCACATGCATTTCAAAAGGTTGCTGAGGCCAAGATAACCGTTGAACAAGCAATTGTTGCAGGTAAGGTTATGGTTGTAATGTCTATAGCGATTATGTTATCATCTTGGGTTCTATCTTTTATAAAACCAATATCATTTGGTCAAGCAGCAACTGCAATTTTAATTGCGGGTATGTTTACAGTAATTGCATTTGGAATTAAAAAATTGATAAATGCACTAGGAGAAGACATAATAACATTAGGAAAAGCTATTCTTTTTCTACCAATTTTATTACCAGCAATTGCATTAGGAATTGCACTATCATCTTGGGTATTGGCATTTGTAAAGCCAATATCATTTGGTCAAGCAATAACATCTATTTTAATCGCAGGTATGTTCACAGTAATTGCATTTGGAATTAAAAAGTTGATAAACGCACTAGGAGCCGATATAACAACATTAGGAAAAGCCATTTTATTTTTACCTCTAATATTACCAGCAATTGCATTAGGAATTGCCGCATCATCTTGGGTATTACAGATGATAGTTCCAATATCATTTGCACAAGCAATAACAGGTATTTTAATTGCAGCAATGTTTACAGTAATTTCATTTGGAATTAAAAAACTAATAGGTGCATTTAAAGGATTAGATCCTGCATCAGCCGCAATTGCCGCAGTATTGATGCCTTTATTACTAGTTGCAATGTCAATGGCAATTGCTAAATCATCAGAATATTTAGCAGAGATAGTTCCAATAAGTTTTGCCAAATTTATTACAGCAATTGGTATATCAATAGTATTTGTCGTATTAGCATTTGCGTTAAAACTAATGGCACCCGCAATTAAAAAGATAAAAATAGGTGATGTTGTTGTATTACCTTTATTATTCACTGCATTATCACTTGCAATTATGTTATCTTCTAAAATATTGGCAGAGACCACACCAATCGACTATGCTCTATTATTTAATATTGTAGTATTCTCTATTGTTTTTGCGATATCCGCAATTGCAATGGGGTTTGCCGCTTGGGTATTAGCAAAAATAGGAATTAAGAAGATTATAGAAGGTGGATTATGTATGATTATACTAGCTGGAGTTGTAGCAGTATCATCACTTTTAATTTCAGAAGGTAAATATGATAATTATCCGGGCTGGGAATGGGCACTTGGTACAGGTGCTTCTATATTAGCATTTGGTTTAATAGCAACTGTTTTTGGTTTAATAATTGAAACTGGTATTGGTGGAGCAGCACTAGCATTAGGAGCCCTTGCTATAGTAGGGATTGCAGCAGTAATAGTTGCAACTTCTTATATTTTATCAACAGGTAAATATACAAACTATCCTGGTATAGGATGGGCAATGGGTGTTGGTATAAGTTTAACTGCATTTGGTTTAGCTATGGCTGGTTTAGGTAGTGTAATTCTTTTATCGTTTGGATTAGGAATGGCTGCATTAGTTGCAGGTGGTGAAGCGGTTTTATTGATAGCACAAACAATAGTTGATTCAGCAGCAATCTTATCAAAAGGTAATTTCACCGGTGGTCCTACATTAGAATGGGCAGGTGGAATTGCTCTTGCATTGGCAGCATTTTCTCCGGTTTATGCAATGTTGGCCGCAAATAAAATAATGAGTTTATTTGGTGGTGGAGTTGGACCGGATGACTTTGCACAAGCAATAAGAACAGTATCACAAGGTATAGTAGATGCGGCAAACTTTTTTGCAGATCCTAAAGTTAAAAATAGTTTTAAAGGTGGACCACCTAAAGAGTGGGCAGAGGGAGTTGGTGGTGCTATAGCCGCTTTTGCACCTGTATATGCAGCACTTAGTAGTGGTGGTATGTTTAGTACAAAAGTTACACCAGAGGATATGAAAGCAGGTATTCTAACTATTGTAGATGGTATAATTGCGGCAGCGGATGCTTTTGGTAAAAATAAGTCTAAGTTTGATTTATCAAATACACCTTCCGCGGACTGGGGTAAAAATGTTGGAGGAGCTTTACAAGCCTTTGCACCAGTATTTACTTATATGAGTGAAAATAGTGGTTGGTTTACATCAGGTGCAGATGCTGCAAATGAAATGGTATATGGAATTAACTCAGTTGCTAATGCAATAGTTTCAGTTGCTAATAAATTTGGTAAAGTTAAAGCAGCTGTTTGGAAATCTTATCCACCAAGTACGTGGATAACTAATATATCAAAATCAATTAAAGATTATGTTAAACTTGCAACTAGTTTAGTCGATGTTGATTTAGCAAGTATTTTAAACATAGATGTTATTGCACTTTTAATGGTAGCAACTGCAAAAATAATTCATAATAATAAGAGATATTTTACCACTATGAATAATGCCTTTGTTCCGAGTTTAACGAGAAATTTAACTGGATATAGAAGTCTAAGTAATCGTCTAGCAAATACAAGTTTAATAGGTTTAGCAAAAACTAATTTAGTTGCTTTATCATTAGTAAGAGCAGCAAAAACTATATGGTCAGGAAGACAATATTTTTCAAAAAATATTGATCCTAATTATATGCAAAACTTATCCAAAAACGTAATGGATTATGCAAAACTAGCAAATTACTTAACTAGTACTAATAAAAACTCTGGTTTCTTTAGTGGAGTTAAATCCTTACTTGGTTTAGATCCGATTTCGCAAGCAGCAAGAGGTATGATTACTATCGCAGGAGCTTATGATAAGTTAGCAACGTCATTGAAGAAATTCGGTGGTGCACTTTCATCAATTGATGGTAATAAAGTCAATTTAATAAGAAAGCTAACTGGTAATTTAGCAGTATTAGCAGCGATGAATCAGGATAATTTAGAAAATATGATGAGAACTCTTGAAGAAAGAGCAAGTGTATTTAGTAAGTTAGTTGAATATGATGGTGAGAAATCAAAACGTCCAACTGTTGGAGATAAAAAAGCAGCACCGACTGCGGCAACAAAACCAGGAGGTAAATCAAAAATGGATACTCATGCACAATTAGACATGATTATTCAATTATTAGGTAGTATAAATCAGACTACTATGACTTTAGATCAACATGTTACTGGTGCATCTGAAGGTAAGGTACAAACTAAATCTGTTGTAGGTGGTGGAAATAGTGGAGGTGGAGGTAACTGGTTTACTAATATGTTTTAAACAAATATAATATAAATACATATAATATAATTATGAACAAAATATCTTTTTTAAAAAAATTAAAACTTTTTCTATCTTATAGAAGAATAGTTAAACAATACAAAGAGGAACTTGAAACAGGTTTAAATATAAGAGTTGATAATGCTTATCGATTATATACTGTTTTAAATGTTCCGGAAGAACTTATCGGTGAGGCATATTCACTAAAAAAAGCAGATATTGATAGAATATCAGAAACTTATATTAGAGAATATAGTGGGGAAGTTGCAAGATTCCTAAACTCTAAAGGACTAGTTGAACTTTTTAGATCATATGAGATTAAGAAGGTTGATAAATACTCTTATCTAATTGTAATTGGATTCTCATTACTTGAGACACCTAAACTTTATAACAACCTTTATTATAAATTTATTCCAACCTTAGCGATATTAGGTATCATATCTTACTTTTTACTTAAAAATTAGTAAACTTTCTTTCATATTTCTTTATAATATAAAAATATAAAATATAATATGGATAATTTTTATGAGCTATCGGAAGATACAATAAATGATTTTTTTGATGTTTTTAATAAAAAAACATTTCCTGTGAAAATAGAATTCGAATTCATCGGAGTTAAAAAACAAAAACAACTTATTAAAATCTCTAAAATTGCAGATGACTACGCATTTGTTCTTAAAAAAGATTTAAAAATCACTATCAATGAAGATTTAATGGATGCATTTGATGAGGAATCAAGAACTATCTTAATCGAACAAGAAATTGATAAAATCAACATGAATTTAGAAAGTGGTAAAATTAAGTTAGTAGGAACTGACTTTAATACATTTTCTTCAATTGTAGTAAAATATGGTGTTGAGAAGGTTAGTAGAGCCAACCAAGTGGAAACTTTATTTGCAGAGCAAAAAGAAGATCAAGATAACGATTTTATCGTATAAAAATAATTAAAAAAGTATGTCAGATATACAAACAAACGTAATTAAACCAAGTGTTATTTTTACAGAAAATGATATAGATTATAAAAATATTGGAGAAGATTTTGAATCTAATCTAGATAGTAAATATCAAGCAATTTTAGATTTTATCAAAAATAATAGTGGTAAAGGAAAAACAGAATTAGAAAAAGATAGTCTTTATAAAAGTGCACAAGAACTTTGTATCGATTATACAAACGCATTAAAATCAACTAAGTATAACTTTAACTTAAATAGAGTTCAATGGAAATTTTTAAGTGATTTAATTCAAAGTAAATTAGAATATGATGTAAATACTATATTCTTAGCAATTGAACTAACAGAAATACTAGGAACTATGAGAGCTGATAAATTTACAAATGATACAGAGTCTATTGCATTCTTAGTAGATGCAACAGAGATAACATATATCTACCATTTAATTGCAGAACATAAAGTTAGAGGTCTTACAAAAGATACTTATACATTCTCTGAAATTCTTAAAAGAATTGGAGCTGTTAGTAAAGTTTTTAACTATTACGATACTATTGGTAAAAATGTTTCAACAGATGTCTTAGACTGGGTTGCTTGTTTTGAAGAAGGAGTTACTCAAGATGTTAAAAGTAATCAAACAGAAATTGAATTTGAAGAAGTAAAGTAATAAAAAAACCCTTAGATAAAATCTAAGGGTTTTTTATTTACTCTTGTGTAATCTCAGCTAATGTTATAACTGTACGTCGTCTTGGTGGTCTTGGTGGAGTAGTATTGATTATAATAGGATCAAATGGTCCTATTGTCTCAATAGGTTTGTAAGGTTCTGTTAAATCTTTTAATCCTCTTATCTCATAATTCTTTTTATCATTATAAATACACCCATATCCATTATCTGATATTACCTCTACAGTCACAAATGGATCAATATTTGAGTCTAGTGCAAAATTGAATGGTAATAAGTCATTTCCCTGTCTAAACTCAGAGATAGTCTGAACTGGATCCCAATCTATTTCCTTCCATTCTGTTACTTTGTTCCAAATATAAGTTCCAGTTTGAATATTATTAGTAAAATCAGAATATGGTGTAGTATTTGATTGAGTAGAACTTAATAAAACATAGACATCTCTATTATATTCAACTAAACTTGTTTCTGAGTATGACTGGTTAGATACCCAAGGTTCGACATTTTCATATTTTCGAGGAGAATTTACTTTATTAGTAAGATTCACTAACATGTTAAACTCTACTCTTTGATAAACCGATTCATATAACTTACCATAGTAAGTAACTCTATCACCAAACTCATAGCTAACGAATGGAGCCCATTCTTTATATGTTTTATAAGTTCTAATCCTAATAGTAAAGTAGTCTGGTAAATTTAGTGCCTTACCATTAAAAGGTTTTGGAGGTACAACCAAACCAGTTTTAGTTTTGTCTGCACCTACATCTGGAATAATTGAATAGAAATCCAATACACAGTTATATACGGTAGAACCACTATTTACAGGCATAAGATAAGCTTCATTTAATTTAGATGTAATCGGTGTCATATTATCATAGATATTTACTATTCTAGTATCTTGTAGTTTATGTTGTATTTGAGTTCCTCCAGCAAAGTAAGCATTACCAGTAATATCAAGTATCTTATGTGTTAAAGGTATAATATTTTTCTTTAACCAATATTTTAAACCCTGAAGTTTTATAATAACTTCATCCAATGTATAGTTCAAAGTATTATTACCTTCTTTATCAGTAATAAAATAAGTTAAATTAAACAAATTGGTATCTTCAAAGTTATCATTTGGCATTGTATGTTTAATAAAATCATTCTCGGTCCAACCTTCAACACTATTATCAAAAATATCAGGAATCTCAACTTTAAAAAGTTTTAAAAAGTTTTCAGAACTAGCATCAATATTTCTATAATATTCATTTAATTGTAGATCATTATAACCAAAGAAGTTTATAGCATTTATAATTGATTTATAAGATCCAATATAAGGATATATCAAATGCTTCATCATCAACATTTCCTTTCTCTTCATATTCAAATAAACCCAGTCAATACCACCTTCTTCAATATCATATTGTTTAAATATAAATACATCTTCCGGTGAAATTAGTTTACCAACATTACCCAATTCAATCTTGTGTCTAACGTCTTCTTCTTCTGTCTGACCATAAGTAAAAAATCTACCAATCTCTTTATCAATAACTTTAATACCAAAACTTAAATAAAGTACATCATTTACGGTTGGATGATTAACAGTTGTTGATTCTAGTTCTAAAATATCAGTTGATAAATTAAAGAAATCTACTATTAAAGATTTTGAATAAACCTCTCTAATTTTAAGTAAAGTACCATTATTATATGATATATACTGATTTGTATGACTAGTCTTATCTTTAATATAGATTACAATATGTTGACCTGGTTTTAGTCCTTTATCAGTAAAGTACTCAGTTGAGTATGTACTAAGAGATATTAGACCTCTTTTATCAGGACCATTTATATCTAATGTTTGTAAAATTACTTCTGTATTCTCTTTAGTTTCAATAGTAAAGTTTATATCCTCTCTTTTATACAATTGTAGTATAGAACGAAGAGCACCTTCATTTTGTGATTGAAAACCGATAAATAATTGAAGTGGTTCTACAGAAGTAGAAATATCAACCTCATCATCAATATAACTTAATGAATATTCAATTTCATCAAAAATTGTTTGTTGATATTCAGATACAGAAACCTTAGATACATCAGTATTAGAATTTCTATTTAAAACAATATTATTTAAAGGCTTGGACCCAACATATGAATATGATCCGGTTGTAGTTCGAGATAATTGTTCACCAGAAAAATCATATAAAAAGAATTGTGGTACATTATCAGAAAACCATTTCCAATAATATTCTACTCGATAATCATCTGTGAAGTTTTCTCTAGGTCTTCTAAAATAATCTCTAGTTTTTAACCACATATCATCTCTTTCCTCAAAATTAGGATCTAAAGTACCATATACATTATCATTTATATAACTAGCAGTTGCAACTACTATCGTTCCATCATTATTCAAACCTACTTCTATTTCAACTATTTGATTAAATGATGGTTGTAATACCCACATAGATTTTCTATCAGGGTTATAAATTATTTTTGTTGTTGGTGCAGCAAGTGAATTCAAATAAACTAATTGTTGTGTTATTGAGTCTATAACAACTACTGAGTTTCCATTTTGTGATGAGATATAAATAGCACCATCATATTGATTTAATGCCATATATCCATAGTTTGCAATATCTGTTTGTTTTAAAATACTACCATCTAATCCTAACTTTGTTACTTCAAAAGACGAATCTGATACATTCATATCACCTGTTAAATTATTGAAAATAATGTCATTAAATAACTGTGTTGTAATAGATAATAAATTTAGGGTCCCATTATCGATTTTATATAAACCAGCAGCACCATAAACAAATATAGATTCATTTGCAGGTTCATACAAAATATTATCAATAACACCCGGTAGATTATACACCACTTGTAATAATCTCGTATTACCATCTATTCTCAAAACATTATCAACAGTAACAACATAAATATCATTTTCAAATTCATTATATGTCATCTTACCAGTATTACCAAAGATAGAAATAACCGATGGAAAATCTGGTACTGAGTTAAATGTCGTAGATTTAAAGATATGTACTTCCGATAAATTACTATAACTAATGTAAACATCACCATTATTAGGATTTACTATCAAATCAACCGCATCATAAGCCAAAGAAAATGATGTAAGTAAATAATTTGTAGATGGATCAACAATATAAACTTTATTTAAGGATAAACAATAAATATAGTTATTTATAGGGTTAAATTCCATTTTAATACTATTCACATTACCCGGCAAAGTAATTGTTGTAATATATGTTCCAGTATATGAGTCATGTACAACTAATTCATCACCTAAAGAAAGTATAGTCTCTGATAGTTGAATATACTTAATATCAACTAAATTAGTAGTTGATTCATATTCACTAACCGCATAAGTATTAGGATAAAAATTTATATTAAATTGTGTATCACTAAACTGATACTGATTAAACTGACCACCGCCAGTAGAACTAATAGGATCACATTCTGTCTGTCCAAATCCTAGATTAAATGCAATGGTAACAAATGGTGATTTATTACAAATTGTATTGTTATAATCCCAGAAAGGACCTTGATAACTTAAATTTAATACATGTGGATCTAAGAACTCAATAGCAAACTCTTGATTCATCCAAGGCCAATATGTATTATTAAGTGAAAATACCATACCTGTGGCGAATCCTTCTTGTTCAAATGATAAAGATGATGATGCGGATAAAATAACTTCATTAGAAGCAACTAAAGTGCCTCGATTACCTTTTATCTTTTTTGTTATTTTATAATCATTTAAACCAGGTAAATTTACTTTACCGGTTGTAATAGTATAATCAAACGCAACATCAGTTTGTTTAATATCAAACTTTAAAACACTATTTATATTAGTAATAAGAAATCCATATTCCTTTAAATCATTTGAATATAAATCAACCCAAGACTTCAATGTCAGTGGAACATCAAAGACCGAAGCAGTTGCAGTTGATAATGATGATGTTGTACTTTGTACAATGTGATCTTTATTATTTATCTTTATATTCAAAGAAGGTCCCAAATCATTAAAAAGTACTCTTGAATGTTCAATAAAATAATTTGCAGTAGTTCCAACTAATACAGAACTAACATCAATTGGTACATTAGGATATTCTGTTTTAATAACTATTGAATTAAAAAATACAGAACTAATAGGACCACCCGTAACATACGTGTATTCCAATTCAGCATTGATACCAAGTTTATATAAACTGATATAATTTCTTGTTATCCAATTTCTAAGAGTTCTATCAATTGTTCTTGGTAAATCTAAACCAATTCCAGTATAAACATAAGATATTTGCTCTTCATAAATCATTTTGTTTATGATTATCTTTAAACCATACTCATCCAAATCAGTAAAAACTATATTGTATTTAAAGTTCTCTGAGTAATCATAATTAAATTCAGTTTTAAGAGTCTCATTTACCTCAATAAGTCTCTCAAATGATCTATATTCATTTCCAATCGAGTATGTTGGTCCAACCTGTGTATGATAGAAATTGACAACAGCATATCTACTTGGATAAACTAAATCTGCTTTTAAATAACCCTTATCATAATAAAGATCAACATTAAATATATTCAAATCAGTTTTATATTTCTCTGCAGCAGCGGCTAGTGTTGTCGAACTAGAATGAGTAAAACCATAGTCATAATAATACTTTTCTTTTGTTAGATATATCTGTGCAAATAATAATGATTCAACCACTGTCGATTCATTCACTCTAATAAATGTTGGATTTGACCAGTGAGTATTATCATTACTAGGATTTATAAACCTAGTTGTCTCATCCGCGTGAGAATGAGTATAAGCTTGAACACACTGATATAGTTTACCATCAAAAGTAACTTGATCATCTAAATTATAAAACTTTATATTATTATTTGAAGTAAAGTCATAAGTATCAGCAGTTGTAAAGAAGTTTTCATTTGTTACAGAACCAACTACCTTAAATTCTTGTCTAGATTTTAACATAGTTGGATAGTATATGTAGTTAGTTACCAATATTTTACTATCAGAAGTTATTTCTAAACCTCCATCATACAACTTTGGTAAGTCTGTTCCTAAAACAACCTCAATAATTAAATCAGAGTTTGTCGGTAGTAAAGTAGGACTAGTTAAATATTCAAAATGTATAATATCAGTTATTTCCGGACCCTTTATAGTATAAATACCATCATTTATATTACTATTTACTACATTTAACTTTTTACCTCTATAAACTTTATCATAGAAGTTTGGTTCATTCCAAGGTGATAAGTTATTTACATAATTTGTATCAATATAGTTATAAACACCAACTGCATTTATACCGGATATTGTTTTACCAACATATAGATTAGTATTAGAATAATCTCCATAATAATTACTTTCAAAAGTAGAGTTATCAACTGTTGATATAATTAAAATTGCATTCTTTTTTGTACCAACAACAACAAATGTTTGATCTGGATTAGTAAATTCTAATAATGTTTGATTAAATATAATCAAAGTTCCTACTGGAAATACTGATTCAAAATTAGTACCATATATCCACTTAGAATAGAAATCAGGATCGTTATTTACCGGCTCTATCTTAGTTATTTGTTTGTTTAAAGAGTTTGTACATCCATAGAAATGAAATCCATACTCATTAAATAACTGAAATTTATTAGTTCCTAATTCACCTGGTGATTCAAATTCAAATGATGGTATTCTCTCCAATGTATAAAGAGCATATGTTTTAAAAGTATCTGTTGAATTCTCATCAAAAAGAATATCTCCTTGAAATAATTGAGTTGTTTCATCATATCTGAAGTTTAGAGCATCTCCCTGTTTATTAAAGAAATATAAGTTTTCGTGACTTGACATTTAGTTTATTAAGTTTTGATTATATATTAAATTTTGAGTTCTTGATATTTAATATATACTAAAAAATTATTTACTTATATGAAGTACTTAAAACTATTTGAATCATTCTCCGGTAGAATATCAGAAAATTTACAATACCACATTGATAATAATAAACCTATTGTTGAAAATGTGTTTAGACCCGGTTCTAATCAATACTTTAACTTAATCAAAGAAGCAAGAGAGTTATATGATAATAATCAAATTGAACTATCTGAATTAGATACCGAACTATTTGAATCAACTGATATAGGTCGATTCGCCGAATATGAAGGTCAAATAGTTCCTTTAGATTTACCAATGGAAGTTATTGAAGAATTAAACGAAGCAGAATATAAAGGTAGAGAAGTCAAGTTGAATTATCCAATGAGAGGTGGTACTAAGAAATACCAAGTTTTTGTTAAAAATCCTAAAACTGGTAAAGTTAAAAAGATTGCATTTGGTGATGTACACGGTGGCTTAACTGCTAAAGTAAGTAATCCTAAGGCAAGAAGTTCTTTTGCAGCAAGACATAAGTGTTCAACTAAAAAGGATAGAACTACTGCAGGTTATTGGGCATGTAGAATAAATAAATACGGACATTTATTTGGAGGTAAGACATACCCTGGTTATTGGTAAAAAAAATTTATAATAATATGAAATACTTAAAGACATACGAGAATTTTTCAGACATAAATATATTAGAAGGTATTGATAATGATGATATATCTAACTTTAATATGATATTCAATTCATTATATGAAAGTCATTTAACTATAAATGAGAAAATACTAATAGATTCCAACTATGGTATGATAAACGAATCTTGGTTTTCTGATTTAGTAGATAAAGGTAAGAGAGGTGTTCTAACAGTAAAATCTAAAGCAGGTGAACTATTAGTTGATTTGGCGAAAAAAGCAAAAGATGTATTAGATTTTGCAAAATCACTAGCAGGACAAATTGGTAATTATGTTAAGACACAATTTTTATCAATGGAACAGAAAATAAAAGAACATGCGTTAAAAGATAGCGGGTTTATAGAACCACTAATCGAATTTATAGAAAATAAAAAACTAATTAAACTAAAATCTTATATAACGAGTATATCAGAGTTACTAAAATATATAGCATCAGGTCAAATTATAACAGATTTAGTGACTAGATTATCAGAAACATTTTCAGGTGTATTAAACTTAGGAACTAATGAAGGACTTATTTATTTAGATGATAATTTTTTATTAGAGGATAATGGAGAGGAAGAGAAAAAATCATTTTTACAAAGACTAGGTGAGAAAATAATGACTTATCCACCATTTAATTGGATTCCAAAAATCGAGGATTTAATGAAACAAGGAATAAGTAAGCTATCACAACTAATGGATAAATTTTTCGGTTGGTTGACAACAGGTAAATCAGAATCTGTGAGTAGATTTGGAAAGTCTTTCGTATTTCTATTTCAAATATTAGAGTTATACATTTTTTATAAAGTTTTAGGTAGTATAAATAAATTTAAAGATTTTGTCTCAAAGGCAAGTGGTTTTGATGAACTAACTAACTCAATACAAGATAAATCGATGGATGAAGTTTGGAAAATGGTAGGATTTAATGGAGAAGATATTACAAAAGGTATAAAAGCAGCAGTTATGAAAATACCATACGTTGGTTCAATACTAAATGTATTAGACACATTGGTAATATCTGTGGGTATCTATATGATAGTAAAGCCAAAACTTGATGCATTAAAAATAGCATAAATATATGAAATACTTAAAAGAATACAAAATATTTGAATCTATAGAGGAAAAACTATATCATGGTAATAGAAAAGGAGATTTCCCACCAAAGAGAAAAAGATTTGCAGGTGCTATATTTTTAACAAGTAATTTAGACTTTGCAAAAAACTTTGCAGGATTCGATGAAAGAGAACAATTTCCAGAAGGAGCCGTTTGGGAAATAAAAATAAAGTCAAATCTAAAAATATGTGATCCGGTGCAAGTAAAGACAATGAAAGAGTTAGAACTTAAATCAATATTACAAAAAATGATAGATGATAAATATGAAGATCCTACAAATGGTAAAAAATTTATAGCAAATAGAGGTAAAGGATTCAAAGGATTTGATTATCATACCGAAAAAGAATTTGATTTAGAAGATGTTTCACAAACTGTTTATAACTATCTTTGGCTAATAAAGAATGGTTCCTGGCAAATAATAGAATGTGATCCAATTATCAATCAAATAAAGTCAAAAGGATATGATGGATTTATGGTTGCAGAAAGAGGTTCTAAAAATGTGGCAATATTTGATGAATCCTCGATTGAAAAATTTAATAAGATTTTATAATGTTACCTTTTAAAGAAGAAATAGTATCAGATAATGTATTTATCAGAGAGTTTAAACAAGATACTGACTCTGGAGATTATCAATGGCACAGAGATAGAGAAGATAGGATAATTGAATCTATTGGTGAAACAGATTGGATGATACAAATAGATGATGAATTACCAAAAGTTATCAAAGGAGAAGTTTTTATACCAATGGGTGTTTATCACAGAGTTATAAAAGGAACTGGAGACTTAAAAATAAGATTACAAAAAAACCCTATCTAATAGGGTTTTTGTAATTTAACTCGTGGTTAAATCGTTTACTTATAAAATCATTTAACTTCATACACTTCTCAAACATTTCTTGTTCTTCTAATTCTTTTACAATTACTTGTAAATAATCTTTTGTATAAATTTTTAAATTACGGTTATATAATATACCATTTGTAATTCTTTCAAATACGTTTTCTGCTCTCATTTTAATCTTTTTTAGAACTATAGTTCTCGTTATAAATTTTAATAACCTCATCATATTCAGCTACTACTCCTTCTCTAAAAGTATCATTGTCATACTTTTGTTTGTTTATATACTCTTTTATATAATCTGCGTAATCAAGTTGTATAGAAATGTCTAATTTCTCTTCATCAAATTCCTCATCAGGTGTTATATCAACAGATTCATCAACCTTAGTAACTATATCATCAATATAATCAACAGAAGAAAATCCACTATTTTCTAATAAAACCTCTAACTTTCTTCTTAACTTTCTATTACTAATAAGTAAGTTATTTGAAATAGACAAATCAATATAATCTTTTGAATTTCTTAAAGCATCCAATCCATCAACATCAGTTTCTGAAATAACATTATATTTTCTGAATACTGGTGAATATGTATTTGGTATAAACGTCACTTCATCATCAGATAAATCCAACATTGTTATTCCTTTTTGATCACCATAATCATTTCTATCCATTTGATATAAAGACCCTATAAACGTGAAATTACTATTCTCTTGGCGAATATGTATATGACCAGAGAAAGCTCTCTTATATGACTTAAAATCTTCTACATCTATCTTATCAGCGTTTCTATGAGCAACCGAATTAAGGTGCATTTTACATCCGTTTAAGTCAGAGTGACACATTAGATAATCACCTTGATTAGATCTAATTTCATTGACCATATCTAAACGTTTTTCAACCCAAGGCATTAAAACGATTCGTTGACCACCCAATTGTAAGATTGTCGTTTCTTCATATACGGTAATGTTATCGATATATCCATATAATCTAACAGAGTTTACTTCATTAGAACCTTTATTAAACAAATCATGATTTCCTAACATTATATGAACTGGTAATATCTTACTTAACTCTTTTAAAATCTTTTCTACTTTATTTAAAGTTATTATTGGTATGCTAGTTCTATTATCAAATAAATCTCCTAGATGTATTAGTACGTCACCTTCTCTAACATTTTCTTTTAAATAAGGAATTACAAATTCATAAAATGTAGATTCCATCATATTTTGCCATTTATCCAGATTATTTAAGTAGATACCAAAATGGGTATCTGTTATCATAAAAACTCTCATATTTTAATTTAATTTTTATATCTCCATTTGAATCCATTTGAAGATTTTCTTTGTCCTTTACAAACTTGTACTATTTTACTATTATGAGTTTTAGTAGATTCTGCTGCCTCCTTTATTGATTTAAAATCTTTAATGAAATTACCATCTAAGTCCATTTGTATTATACCACGTTCATAATTACCAAAATGCATCATTTTATCAATGAAATCAACCGGTATTTTTTTATCATAGTTATCTTTTTTGTATCTCCATATAAACTTACCTGCAGTTTTTCGAATACCTCTGCAACAAGGACCAACATTCACAACACCTGTCTGTGCAACTGCTTCTCCCATTGAAGAAAACTCCTTAATAAGAATACCATCTAGTCCATATTGTAAAACAGGAACATCAGAATAACCTTGACCTCCTTCAACCATATTTGATAATGGTCCATTACCTGTTATAATTCTACCTATCTTAGAAATTACGTATTTCTCATATTCAAATGCATCAATTTCTGATAAATTATCCTTTATTTTTAAAGATTTAATTTCCATATTATTTTGATGAATCTTATCTATTATATGACGTTTTATATTATTGTTTACTTTTTCTTTTAAAGATGATTTAATTCTATCATTAATTCCTTTACCTACATAAAAAGGCTCATAATCAAAGTATAAACCATCACCATAATCAAAGAAACCAGGTTTATCACTTCTTAAAAAAATATATACATAAAAATTATCGGTACTCATGATTTTATATATTAAAATAACATGATTACCTACAGAATAAAATAGAAAAAAATCACTTTTTTATTATAATATATAGAGATAGAGAATACAGAAAAGTAAATATATAATTTAATAATTTGTTATTCAAGTTAAACAAAAAATAAATAAAAGCATATGCCATTACCACATTTTACCCAATTACAAGGTGTAGGTTCACCTGGGGGACCTGGTACACTACCAGATGAAGTAGTATATTTAAACTTATTTGAGATAACATTTATATTACCTGTTATCTTACAAGCACAAGGTAGAGATCCAATCTTGTTATTGCAAAATGCAACTAAGATAGATCTTAACTTAACAGAATTTGATATAACCTCTAAACAACAGAGATTCAAATACTCTACAAGAGAGTTTCTTTCAACTCCTAATAAAACTTCTGGTGAAATTGTTATTCCTATTCAGGTTAATGTTAATCAACAGGGTTCTATGGAGAATTGGAATACAATGAAAGCTTGGTATGACTTAGCATTCAACTCTCAAAATGGAGCACTTCACTATAAAAGTGATTTGATTGGTACTATTATTGTAAATCAACACGATAAAAAAGGAGTTGTTTTAAGAAGAGTTACTTTCCAAAACTGTCAATTATATAAACTAACAGGATTCTCACTTGACTGGTCTTCAAATAACATTCAAGATAACGTTAGTGGTACTTTTACATATGATTACTTCATTGATGAGTATATTGATAATAACTTTACAATCAACCCACCGTTGGTTTCTGGTTACTAATATCATCTTATATTAAAATAAAAAAATCCATCAAATTGATGGATTTTTTTTATTTTTATCTATTTAGAATTTAGGCATTTGCATATTTCCTGTCATACTTTGAGCACTTTTCATCATTGATCCAGTGTCTGGCATTGAACCTCTTTGACCCTCTTCCTCTTTTTTCTGGTTCTTGTCTTCTTCTTCAAGAATCTCATTAACTAATTTAATGTTTTCTTCAAGCATCCAAAAAGGCCATTCATCCATTGCTGCTTCCTGAGTATGGAAATGTTTTTGAAGTAGTAATTTATTCTTTAATATATGCTTCAAAGGCATCATGAATAACGAAAATACCTGACGTTCCGTTGGGAAACTGCATTTCTGTGGTAACCTCCTCACCACACGTACAAGCCTTACCAAGTTTTTCAATACCGAAAGTCATTTTACCTATAGCAGCATTTAAAAATTGAAATGAAATGTCATCCATTTCTTGGAATTCTTTTAATTTTGCTTTAATACCATCTAAAGTGATACTTGATCTACCATTTAACATAAATGGAATGATTTTTAAGAAAGCCAAATTAGGAGTATTTTTCTCATTATTCTCTTTAATGATATAATCAGTAAAAGCTTTTTGTAATCCAATATTAGGAGGAGTTATTTCAAACTGACCACCATTTATTGTTTTAAACGAGAATGAACTTGAAGCAGGTGAGTAAAATTTATCCAATTTCTCATCAATTTTATGAAATCTAAAGTTATCTCTTTTTAATTCTATTGCTATTTCTTCACCACAAGTACATTTTGCATTTACTGTCAGTGAATTACCTTGTTGAAATGTTAGTTCTCTAATTAAGAAGATTAAATAAATTCTGTCTTGATCTTTAACTTCTAAAAAAGAACCTACTCTACCATCGGTATATTTAATACGAACACATGCTTGTAACATATCATTCATTTTTTCAACTACATCGTAGAAGTTATTATCATCTACCATTGAGTAAGCTTGAATTTCTCTAACTTGAGCAGGTCTAACCATAAACATAGTTCCAATTGGATAGAATTTTCCACAAGGAAAGTCTCTAACATCAAAGCTAAAATATTGTAGATCACTAGTTCTTGTACTTTCAAGTACTGGCTCAGTGATAGTATCATCAAATGAACTAGGTGTGTTATTTTTTTTAGTAGTGTCTATATCACCTAAATGTCTTTTTAAGTAATCTTCTTCACTCATATCCTTTTTATTATCTGACATAATTTAATTATTATTTTTTATTTATATATTGATACAATCAATGTCTCTATTATATTAAATAATAACTAATTGGTTTAAAATAAAAAACCCTTAGATTTCTCTAAGGGTTTTAATATTTATTTAAGTGATTATGCGTTTTGGAATCCACCAGCTGCAATAGCACCAGTTCTTAAAATTGTAACATTGTTTACAATGATACCCATACCTTTAATTGGTTCTACATAAGTATCAAGAACTCCAATTTGACTGTCAATAATATCAGATGTATTATTCTCATCATCCATTTTGTTGAAGTAGTTATATAAACCATTTCTGTTTACATAAGTTTCACAAATAACGTCAGCTCTTAATTTAATTTCAGCTCTAACATCAGGAGTATTGAATTTCCATTGGTAATCAAGCAACATTGCAGAAAGTTCTCTTTCTAACTCAACTAGAACTTCTCTCACGTGGATTAAAGATAATGCTGATTTATAAAGTGTTAAAGCAGTGTTTTCTGTCTCAATCACATATCCTCTGTTTCTTTTGAATACAATTGGATTCATTTGTGCTTGGTTTAAGAATTCAATATCTGTTGGGTCAAATTCGTGTTCAACACCAGCAATATTTGTAATTCTACCATTTGTAACACCAGCCGCAATTGTCCAAGGAGTAACTGAACTTACGTTAGAAATATGTTTTCTCATATAAGTAGTTGCTGCATAAGACGCAGGTGGGAAATCTAATGGTCTACCATTATCATTTACTGTTACATAAGGTGTGAAATAACCAACTGTAGAAACACCAGTTCCATCACCGAATGAGTAAAGGTATGCAGGATTACTTTCTGGATCACCACCTTTAGCAATAAACTCAACTTGTAAAGTACCTTCACTGTTTACGAAACTAGGAGATGAAGAGTTTTTGAATGATTTTAATGATGGCATATTTATGAAACCAAATACATTTAATCTTTCTCCACAAATATCTACTAATTGTTGTTTCGATCTTTCAGTTAAACCTAATCCGAATGAATCTACTAAATATCTAAAGTCAAATGCTTCTTTATTGATTAAAGCCTTGAATAGCGGAGTTCCTTTAGCAACTAAGTTTAAAACTTGGTTTTGTTTAGTTTCTGTACCATCTGGTAAAGAAGCTTGTCTAATTCTAAATCCTTTCATCGCAATACCTTTATAAGTTGTTGCATATTGATCAACACTTGAATATCTTGTTGTTTGGTAATCTTGACCACCCGCTTCATTAGTATATGGAGTTCTTGATATTTTTGCATCACAAGTAATTTCAGATAAACTAGTATTACCAGCATATTGTCTTTTACTTAAAACTCTTGTAAGATTTCTTTGTTGAGTTTGACCATTCATCAATTCAACATTTTCATTATCTGCCAATAAGAAATCACCAACTTTTAATTCAGTATATCTTGAACCATTTACTAAAATTTTATTAGGAGTTTCAACATATCCAGATGGTGTTTCAATTTCAATAGTTTGTTTTAAGTTACTTAATTCTGACTGTACATTAAATGTAAAATTAGTTTGTATATCAATATTTTCTGTTGATGCTAAAGTTTTTTCTGTAAAGTCTACTTCTAAAGTACCATCTAAATTGATAAGCATTTTTAAATAATGTTTATCTAAATTATTATAAACCATAGTAACATCCGATACTTGTTCAAACGTAACATTCTCAGATACAGTATACGCAAAGAAATGATTACTTGCAGTAAATCCTAATGCCTGTGCCAATTCAACTGCACTATCTTCTGGATGAACAGTGTTTTGTGCTATTGTAAATACACCAGTATTGCTCTCAGACTGAGGGAATGAAATTTCTTCCAATAAACCTAAATCTAAAGCAGCCTCTGCTTGAACACCAGTAAGTCCATCTACTTCAAAAACAATATAGTTATATCCTGCATAGTCTCCAGTAACACCAGAAGCAGCAGTTATATTAGTTGGACTTGGAGAAGCTTCACCATTTACAAAAGTAACATTTACTTTTAAGACATTACCATCATTATCAATAAAATCATTAACAATTCCATCAGATCCAGCAAGTAATCTATTATCATAGAAGAAGTCACCAGTATTGATCAAACCATTAAAATATTTTTCATAGAATGTAGAATATTTAGCAACAACACCTTGTACTGGTGTAGCACTGATATTAGTAGTAAGTAATCCATCAGTACCAAGTATAAATTCATTATCTTCTTTATAGAAAATCAATCTACCCTCACCTGCTATGTAAGACACATCAGATAAACCAGTTTTAAGTACAAAAGATTTGTTTTGAGATGTTGAAGTAACTATATTTGTTACAGTCATATCTGCTAAACTTTTCTTAGTTCTATTTCCAGTTATATCTTCACTTACAATCATAGTAGCTCTATCTTTATAAGAACTATTGATGAAAGATAAGATTGTATTAAACATTTTTATTTTTCTATATTGGCTATAGTTTTTAGAATCTGCGGCAGCATTTGTTCCCCAGAAAACTAATTGAACATCACCTTGTGCATAACCAGGAGTATTACTTAAATCATAAACATAATAGTCATGAACTGTTGAGTTTGTACCGAATCCAAGGTCATTAGAAACACCATCAGTAAGATAAACACCATCAACATACTCAGGAACAACAAAATCAAATATACCACCTGATGTACTTATTGCAACCGGTGAAAATTCTATTGATGATTCAATAAATTCTTGTTGATAAACATCAACTGTTAAGTAACCTAGAACTATATCAGTTGCACCAACTGATGGATTATAACCAGCAGAATAACTACTAACACTTGAAATAACTCCACTTGAGTTAAGAGTAAATGCAGTTGTATAACTTGCAGTTGCATTACTGTAAGGATAGTTTACTGATCTCAATGTAGTTGATACAGTACCACCTACAACTGGAACATATTGACCACCTATAACACAGAATGGTTCAAATTGTGAATTATCTGCTAGATATTTAACATTTATTGTTGATGAAGTTCCAGATCCTGCATAAGTATATCCAGAACCAGGTTGACCACCTTCTAAAACACTAACGTGTAATACAGCACCCTCTGTAAACCAAGCAGTTCTATGTTTACCACCAGTAACTACACCAGATTGAGCAGGATCACCATAAGCGTGACCCATTTGATCAACATATGAGTAAGTACCAAATAAAGCAACAACATTTCCAGGTAAATCCAATGGAACTTGTGCAAATTCTACTGACTCTACAATAGTTTCTTTGTAAGATAAGAAATCAATAGTTTTTTTCTCAGAACCAACTAAAGTACCACCTATAAGGTCAACTAAACCAGTATAGAAGTCTTGTTCTACTAAGTCTGCATTAAATGCACAATATAAACCTGTTGAATCTGTATCTCTATTTATTGTTGTTTCGATAAATATATTTTTACCGTTTAAATCTCTAAAATATGGAATCAATGACAAACCTTCATAATAAGCTAATAAAGTCATATTTCTATCATTTGCAAAATTTCTTAATTGACCTTTAATTAAACCATCTGCATTAAAATATTGACCCCATCTGTTATCAACCGCCAATTCTTTGTAGTTAGACCAATCACCACCTACAACTATAACATCAACCATATAGTCAGATGCATAATCTACAGTACTTACATAAGCAGGCATTTTTTCAATAGAACCATACCATTCTAATAAAGTTCTATCAAATCCAGATACCGCAGTTTTTACTACAAAAACTGTAATATATCTATCAGATAAGTTAGTAAAACTGAACGCTCTATCAGAGTATCCACTATTACGTTTTGTTAGATTGATAAATGATTCAGTATCTTTCTTCCAGAAACCAGTTGTATCAAAGAATCTTCTATAAGGTCCTTCTCTCTTAATATCATTAGTTTTTAATGCAGAAGAAGACAAAGATTTATATTCAATAATATCTAATGTATCATCAGTTATCAATAAGTTCATTGCATAAACAGGACTTGTTTCTAACATTTTAGAAACAGTTCTGTGAAAAAACGAACCTTTTCTTTCCAAGTTTCTATCCAACTGACCAAAAACTGTTTCTAAGTCATTTACAGTTGTTAGTCTAATCGGTGTATTAACAGGTCCTTTTTTAGAAACTCCCATTACAAGGTTAGTTATTCCTTCTACAGTAGCTGTACTGAATACAGACTTGTCAATTTCTTCGATGAAGATACCAGATCTTTTGTATTTTCCAATTTGAATTGCCATATTTTTTATTTTAATTTTTTAGTTTAATGTATATATTAAAAGAAAAAAATCATATTTTCTCTATTTTTGATTAACATTAGATATTTTTTTGATATATTCGGTCATATCTGAACCTGTCTTGTTGATTTTAGCAGTATGTTCTGCAAAACTTTTATTAAAATCATTTTGAATCTGTGTCAATTTAGGAGTTCGATCCATAATTCTTTTATTTACATCTGCTATTTTTTTAGTAATAACTAATTTTTGTGCAGGATCATTACTCTTATTAGCATCTAAATCTTTTAACTCTTGATTAAAATCATCAATGAATGCTTTATCATACACATTTTGTTGTTTCATTGATTCCACATCAGCCTTTAACTTCGCCAAATGTGCATATTCTACAAGAAAAGGATTCCTATCTTTACCATTCTGTATATCAGTACCACCTAGTATTTCCTTTAATTTAGTCTCAATTTGAGTAGGATCTTTTACTTCTAAGTATAACTTATCAATTAAAGATTTCTTTGTCTTATACTCATCTAAATTAAGTTTCATAGTATTCATTCCATCCTTTGCTATCTTAACATCAGGAGTATCTGTCACCTGAACATCAAATTCAGCTTCTTCTAAAAACATAACATATTTTTTTAAATGTTTCATTATATTGTTTTTATTTCGGTTCCAGCTTTCTTATCAACCTCAGACTTAACATCACTTTTTATACCTGCTTTATTAAGAATTCCATTAAACTTAGTTCTTTGTTCATCAGATAGTTTATACAGTTCGTCTTCATCTACTTTATTAAGTGTATAAACATTTGTTATCTGTATATTATCCGCCTCAGACTGAGTACCCTTTGAATCTACTGTAACTATACTTAACTTCTGATTAGATTTTAATTTTTTAAAATTTTCAACAGATATTTTAGTATAGAATACATCACCACTTCTATCAGTACTCAATGGTTTTGTAAAATCACCTTGACCAATTTCGTGTTTTGGTTCTAATGAATCTAAATAAGTATTAAACTTCTTTAAATATGTTGTAGATATAATCCAAACATAACCCGCAGCAACTTTATCTATAAAGAATGATCTTTGTATATCTCTATTAAAAGTTTGAGGATCTGTTTTAGAAGCACCCTTACCCTCTATTGTAAAGAATGTATTTGGTGTTGCACCAATATCAGTTTGTTTTTTTAATTCTAGTTTAACTGCATTTGCTGCAATAGCGGCAGCATTTTCTGCACTTTCTGCTAACGCAGCACTATCAATATCTGAGGCAGCCTTACCTTCACTAACAGTACCATCACCAAAATATTTCTCAATAAATGTAGCAACCGCACCTGTTGTAGCAGCACTTTTATATAATGTATCACCATCTAAAACATCATTGATAAATTTTCTAAATGAAGCACCTGCCTTAGGCTTAATAGTCCAATCTTCTGGATTAGCAGGATCTGGATCTGTTACTTTTGGTAATCTTAAATTTGCATTATCAGTAAATATTGCTTGGTACTTACGGTCTTTTCTTATATTATTTACTGCTTCTTCCCACATATCAAATAATTTATTATTTCTATAAGGACCTGTTTTACCACCATCTTCACCTGATTGACCAAATGATGTATATTCAGATAATGTATTTGTATCAACGGCCTCTGTTCTCTTAGTAATAGTTTTAACAGTATAAATCTTATACGCCTTAATGAATAAATTCATAATTGCAATAATTGGATCTATTGTCATCTCTATTTTTTTACCATCTTCTGTTTTTACTTGATCTATTTTAGTTTGTATAGACTTTCTTTCTTCATCAGAAACAGTATAAGCTCTTACTTCAATACAAGTTTTATTAAAAAACTCTAATATTTTTGCAGAAACGTCATCAACACCTTTACCATCATCCTTTCCTTGTGTCTGTGATGCAGTTCCAGTAGTAGTTGTAGGTTTATTATCATCATCAGTTGGTGCTGCTTGTCCACTACCACCCTGATTATCTAAAATATTTTTAGCTTCTAAGAATGAATAGTAATCAAATAAAGACTCTTTTTTAGCAGTAACTATAGGTAATTTATTTATTTCTCTCAATGTTGTTACAAATGTTTGTAATGGAACTTTTAGATCACCTAAACCACCATATAAATTCTCTTTCTCAAATTGAAAAGCTCTTTTAGCAAATCTTGCAATTTTCTCAGCAACAACTACAGTTTTATTCTTATCATTTAGTACTTCAATACCTTCCGTATAAAGTTTATCTTTCTCTTGTATTGTAGCTTTTTTATCACCAACCAAATATCTATTTATCTCATTATAAAGATTTTTTATAAGTTCTTTATTACTAGTATTATTTGAATTTGTAGCAATATCATTGATGAATTTATAATCAACTCCAATTCCTTTTTCTCTTGTAGATATTAAAACTTCAATATCTTTTTTCAATTTATTGAATGCTTGAGTTAAATGGTCTTCACCAACTACAGTCTTACCTCTATTTGCACCCCCACCAGTTCCTATTGTATCAACAGTTGCTTCCATAAGAAGAACCATTCCAGAAGGAAGTGATTGATCATCTTTTGCATATCCACTTAATTTAGGATTTTTACTTCTAATAGAAGCAATATCTAATTTATTAGGATTTTTAACCACATCACTTTGAATTAGATTTAATTTATCTCCATTCTTTGTAATATATGTCTTTTTTGGTTTACCCGTTGAACCTGTTGAACCAGTAGTATTAACTTTTGTATAGTTGGCCAAAATTAAAGCAAGTGCTTTTAAATTTTTAACCATCGTAACATATCCAGTACCTGCAGCTCCCGTATCAGTAGATTTATCACCATCAGTAGAATCTTTATCATCCTCTTTATCCTCTTCATCATCATTTGAACCTTGATCATCTTTAAATTGATCTAAAAATTCTCTAAATTTCTTCAATTCTTCTAAAAGAACTGCTTTTTTATCAAACTCTGCCATATCAGTAACTCTTTTAATACAACCATCAGTCAGTCCTTTTAGAATACCAACTTTGAAATTATTCTCAACTGCGTGTATTAGTTCTTTAAAGAATACATCTAGTTCTATTTGAATTACTAATTGTTGATCCTCTGCAGATAAACTATAAACTTTAGCTTGACCTACAATTTGTTCAAACTCATCTTTTAACTGACTAATTAAGCTTTTTATTCTAGGTACTTTTGCAGCGATTCTTGCTTTTCTAATAACATGATTTATTAAACGACCTAATAAAGAGTCATTCCAACCCACATCATTTGCAAATGGACCAGCACTTGAGGTCATCTCTAGTAATGTTTCATATGGAACTCCTTGTATATGTTGTTTCTTCTTTAAGAAATCTTCTCTTTTGTTTAAATATCTCATTATGATAAAAAAATTTTTAGTATATATATAAAATAATAAGTATCATTTTTGGATATTTTAAATATTATCTATATCTTTGTTAAAATAAAAATAACTATGGCAGATTTTAATATTGATAAGGTAGTTTGTTTAAATCTAAAGACAATGGATTTAAAACAAATTTTTAGTATTTCAGAAACATATTCTTGGGATTTTGAGGTATTATTAAATGATAAAAAAACAGGTTCTACTAAATTATATGTTGAATCCAACACAGGTGAAGTTATCGGTATGGAAGAACAACTATGGTGTAAATACACTAATAAATTCCATGATCCACAATTCATGGTTTTTAGTAAGTTTTCACCAGTTACTAAAAAGATCTATGATAGATTAAAAAATATGCAACCAGTTAAAGTACCTAAAGTACCTAAAACTGAAAGATCATTAAATACTTACTTATATTTACTTGAAAAAGGATATGATATTAGAATGGTAAGTTTTGACCGATATATTGAGTCTTTACGAAATAAACAAAGTGAGAATAGCGATGTTCTTATTACAGAAGACTTATCAAAACTAAGACAAAGTGAGATTGAATCATTGATTGATGCTGCGTTAGATAGAAAAGACTACACAGAAGTTGATAAACTAATGAAGTTTAGAAAATAATATTAAAACCAGGTAAATCACCTGGTTTTTTTTATATATACTCATATGATAAACTTAAAAACATATGAGAATTTTACAGGTAGGATAAAATATACCAAACCAGAAGACTTAGATACTCACGAAGTTATCGAGTTGATAAATATTTTATTTGAACTAAAACCTAGTTTACCAGATGAATTTCCAAAAGCAGACTTATCAAAACTAATTAAAAATGAAGTAACTTATTTATCAGATGATGATAGATTTAAAATAGAAGTAGGGTTTAGTGAAAATGATACTTATGTAAATAAAGAAGGTGAATTGATTACAGGTAAATACAAAACCATATTTAAAGTAAATATATTTAGAAATATAGAAGATGATGAAGAAAGTGGCTTTAAACTTTCAGAAGTCAAAGAATACATTCTTCTAACATCACAATTGGTTGAAAAAACATATGATAAAGTACAAATGTTGGTTGATATAGAAGATAATAAATTATCAATACAGGAGTTTGAAGATTTATCTGATAATACTGAATTAAATGAAGTAACATTTCTTATAAAAATATTATAAAAAACCGAGATAAATCTTGGTTTTTTTTTATTTTTTATTTTTTTTCAAATCCAAATCTTCATTTTTGAGGAAAAATTAGATAAATTGAAAAAGAATGTCAGGTGTCAAAAAATATATATACTTGTAAAAAGATTATTTTTAGAATGGGAATTATAGAACTTAAATATAGTGATAAATCTATCACAACAAAATCGGAAATTTTAAAGAAATTAAAAGAACTTGGATTCAATTGGCTAATTGATTCTGAAGTAGAGAATGCTATTATAGAAATTAAGAAAGAAACCTTAATTTGGCATGAAGGTGTTTTTAAATATGGAGATTGGAAATACGGGATATTCAAGAATGGTGCTTTTCATGGAACATGGGAAAACGGCATTTGGGAAGATGGATTTTTTAAAGGGACTTGGAAGAGTGGGTTGAACAAACCTATCTAGATAAAAATAATTACTAACTATGAGAAAGAAAAAGACTTTACTGAAAGAAATTGGAACTAAAATCATTTATGATGACAACACAATAATAATTAGCAGGGAGGGAAATGAATGGTTCTTCGAAATAGGTAAAGAGTTGACAACAGATTTAGGGGAAGCAGTTTCATTATTACTAAGAAATTGTGATGCAAGTGATGAAGTTTGGAAAACTGATATTAAAGAAATGAATATTGATAATATATCACCAGAAAAAAGTTTATATTGGCTAACAGGTGGTGAGAGAGAGTGGAAAACACTAGAGAATTATAATAGACCTTGGTGTGATTGTTACTTAGATTTTCAAGAAGAATTTGGATTATTAGTTATAAGTATTATAAAAAGATCTAAAACATTAGAAGATATGAGAAAACACTTTATAGAATATTTAAACTTACCTGTTCTATATGACTTTGCACTAAGTAGAAAATTATTAAGATAAAAAATAAAAACCTATCATAAAAGATAGGTTTTTTTTATTTATATATAGTACTATGAACGGACATTTTTTTGACTTAAATAGTCTAATAACAATGAATAGTAAAGTTTGGATAGTAAATACTCGAACTCCTAATAAACCTTTGATAAGAATATCAAAGTCTGAATTTAATCTTTTAAGAAAAGGTGTTTATAAAAAGGATAATATAAACTTTAATATAGATGGACAAACTTATTGGTTAAGTGAAGAACTTTTTAATAAGATTAAAATTAAATCTAAAAATAATAATGTAAATATATCAGAACTTTCTTTCTCAATGCAAGAATTTATGAATAAAGATATTATTGAAAATGGTGACTTTACAATACACTTAGAGAATATAAGACATCTTAATAATACTCAAGATGATATTTATGTTATTTGCTCTAAAAACTCTAAAAGAAGTTATGAGTCACTAATTGAGAAACTAGAAGAAAAACTATTAGACTTTGGACTAAAAATAAAGAACTTCTATTTCATATCAGAAACATTCTATAACAGAGATAGAGACGATATAATACACAAAAAAGTAAGATTGGTACTCCAACACATAATTGGATTAAAGACCGCTGATACGAAGTTTACAGAAGAAGAAATAACTAAATATGATCAAGTTTCTTTATATGATGATGATGTAAATACAATCAAATTAGCAAAAGGTGTAAATGATGTACTTCAATTTTTAGTAAAGAATAGTGATGATGAAGTAAAAGAGAAAGTAAAAGAGGTACTTAAAATGGAAGAGTGTGAACTTATTATAAATCAAGTTACTTTTAATAAAGTAAACCCATTTATTATAACTAAAGTAGAGTTAAATCTAAATAAAATTGTAAGAACTTTTGAAAATTTTATATACAAAAAAGACTAACAAATGTTAGTCTTTTTTTATTTCTCATCCCTTTTAGTCATCGCATTTTTAATCAAATCATTTAGATCTCGATTATTAGTAACTAATCCCTCCGAAGATGTATCAGATTTTTCTGCTTCGGCTTGTTTAACTTCAGGGTTTTCAATTTCATTATAACCTAAGTCTTTTCTTAATGTTTTATAGAACTTCTCTAATTCAGTTCTTTGATTTGATAAAAACTTACCATTCTCTCTAATCTGACCAATTGTTTGATTGACAACTTCATGCATTCTTGCTGCGTTATCACCATTATCAACTTGTCTTAATTGAGATAGAAAGTTTTTTCTAGTCATTTTTGATAAGAAAATTGCTTCTGCATAAACCATGGCATCCTCTCGCATCTTATTCCTAATATAAGAGTGTTCTTTTAATTTTGGTATATCACTTAGATATAAATCAACCAAAGATTCTAATACATCCATTGATTGTTGTGTAGCCACAGTTAAATCAGCATCATAATCATATATCTCAATTTCACCTAAATCAGGTAAATCTTCTGGCTTTGCTAAGTGTAGAGAGATGTCGAATTCCGAGTTTTCTGACTGGATTTGATCGAATTCATCTTGTAGTCTAATTCTTTGTTCCTCACTTTTTGACATAAGTAAACGGTTTTTTACAATATATATAAAAAAAGTTAAAGTCCAATTATGGCAAAAGAAATAATAGAGAAACAAATGATCTTTACCACGAAGCTGGTAGATGAATCAACAGATAAAATAAATGATGGTATAGTCATCAAAAGATACCAAAATCCTTGGTTAAAATCTGAAGTAGGATTAAGAAGAGCAGGTGTATCTTTTAGGATGTCACCTGAAGAACAAGAAGAATATATTAAGTGTGCATTAGATATACACTACTTCACAGAACAATATTGTAAAGTAAAAACAGAAGATGGATCAGTAGGTCAAATTAAGTTGAGAGAGTATCAAAAAGAAATATTAGATAATTTTGTAAATAGTAGATTTAACATACTAATGGCAAGTCGTCAGGTTGGTAAAACAATATCGGCATCAATTTTCATGTTGCATACAATTCTATTTAGTAATGATAAGAATATAATGATTGTCGCCAATAAAGGAGATACTGCAGTAGAGATTGTAGATAAAATTAAGTCTATATATTCATTATTACCATTCTTTTTAAAACCAGGTATTAAAACTTGGAATCAAAAGTCTCTAACATTTGAGAATGGATGTAGAATAAAAACATCCGCAAGGTCTAAAACTCCAGCAATTGGTTTTACGATTGACGTACTTTATCTTGATGAGTTTGCACATATTCCCTCAAATATTATCGAACCTTACTATACCGCTGCTTATCCAACCGTGTCAGCAGTACAAAACTCAAAGATTATTATCACATCAACACCAAATGGTATGAACTTGTTTCATAAATTACTTAATGATGCAGAAAGGCCAGATGGAGATCCACTTAAAAATAACTATAAAGCAATGCGTGTTTACTGGCATCAAGTTCCGGGAAGATTTGTTACATATTTGAGATTAAATGATCATAGATTATATGAACATGGTGTAACAAAAGAACAAATATTTAGTAGTATCAAAGAAACATATCCAGAGAATATAACAAAAACTCATATGGGATTCAATTCGGATTTTCAAAAAGACATCATCTCTGTATTTAATAATGAGAGATGTACTGATGAAGATGTTAAAAACTTAACATTTATTGATTCAAAAGGATTCGAAGTACCTTTGAGAGCAATTGGTGAGATGACAACTTGGAAAGAAGAAGCAGTAAAGGATATTGGTGGTGAGGATGCTTTTAACCAAGAATATGGTTTAAGATTTATCAATTCAAGTAAGTCATTATTAAATGAAGCAATAATTGATAGTCTTTTAAATAATAAGAAAAATTATAAATTTGAGGAGATTTACGAATTTGAAAGTAAATTAAGATTTAGTTATAAAGATTTAAGGTGGATAGATGATGATGAGATTTTTATACCAATGAATAGGAAAAATGAAAAGATTATACTATCAGTCGATATTGCAGAAGGTTTAGGACAAGATTATTCAATTATAAATATATTTAAAATATCTAAAAAAGATATGGATACAATAGAATCACAAAGATTGGCATATAAATCAGTTACAGATTTTTTTAGATTAGAACAAATTGGATTATTTAGAAGTAACTTAGTTTCAGTTAAACAATTAGCAGAATTACTTTATATTTTAGCATTTGAGTATTTAAACCCAGATAATGTTAAAATAGTTTTAGAGTTAAATAACTATGGAAATACTTTACTTGCTGAACTACCACACGTTTTTGATGGGAATAATCAATATGGATCATCTATTTTCCTTAGATACAAACATAGAGCTGATGCAACCGAAGAAAAAGTTGGATTAAAAGTAGGTGAGAATAAGAATATGATGGTTAAAGATTATCAAGATTTAATGATTTCTAAAGGATTTTCTATAAATAATGAGGAAACTGTTAGAGAGATTACAACATTTGTTAAACATACAACAACTGCAGGTAATACTAGATATGCTGCAGATGTTGGACATGATGACTGTGTAATGACCATTGTAAATGCAACTTCTGCATTTGTAAAAAATGATTTTAAGGAGATGGTTGAAGATACTTTACAAAATGATCACATATTTAAGATATATGTAGAAGATTGTTTAAAAAATCTTGAATTTACAGAAACTGTTGATTATACACAACTACTAAATGTTAGAAGAAAAATTTTAAATAGAAATAAAACAGTTAGTGAATCTAATACAACTGGAATAAATTGGTTTAATAGTGGTGGTAAATAATAAAAAAAGACATCTTAAAGATGTCTTTTTTTTATTCATTCACTTCCATGGTAGCAGAGAGTCCCGCTCCTCTTAGTTTATTTTTCATTTCTGAAATGGTTTCTAAATCACCATATTTAACATCACATTTTCCACTATTATGAATTATGTGAGCACACTGTGTAGCTTGTTCATATTCATGATCACAAACTTTCATTAGACAACTAATAACGTGGTCAAATGAATTGTAATCATCATTATGAACTATTAGTTTATAAGGTTTAGATAAAATCTCTTGTACTTTAGACTGTGTTTTTTTCTTAGTAATAGTTGGCATTTTAATTGAATGTTTTTGTTGTTTTGTTTATTACATCTATTATAGTGATTTTACAATCAATAGTTTCCGTCCATTTTTCAAATTCAACTAGATGCTCAAATCTATCATCATACATGATGAATTCCTCTGGTTGCAATTCACTAATTAGTTTTTCAAATAATCTACTTTTAAAAGTAAATGTGTCTCCACCATTGTTTAAATATAGAGCATCGAATGATAAATTTAGTTTATGTAAAACTTTTTCCACTTCAGTTCTTAATTTTTCAATACGACCTGTTGCACAAAAAACATAGTTATCAGGATCAGAGACTGCTTTTAAGTATTCTTGGTATACATAAGGGTTTATTTTTGTATCAAAAATATCTAAGTCTAAGGTTTCTGGTTTAGACCACCATCCTCTATGAGGCCAATCTGTACCAAATTTTTCTTTCCAGATAGGTTTACCTTCCTCTGGTTTCAAGGTATGACAAAGAGTATCATCAAAGTCAAAACATATCAATTTTTTTATCTCCATATTTTCTATAAAATTTTATACAAATATATATAAAAAATTTTAATATATAAAATATTATTAGTATTATTATATGTTTTAGTAAATTACTAACCAGACTAAAAAAAATTTAATATATAATAAAAAATAATAGAGTTGTAAAGTTATTTTATTATCTTTACAACTTAAAAAAATAATAAAAAAATATGAAATTTAACTTTAATATAATTCTAATTTTATTTTTACTAATATCAACAGTTGGTTTTGGACTTACTTGGTACTTCGGTGGCTTTTCTGAATCAAAAGAAAGAGTTAAACAGCTTGAAAGAGATTATAAAAAATTAGAAGGAGAGAAAAAAATTGCAGAAGAAAAAGTTGCTGCTTGGCAGGAGGTATACCGACTAAAGGATATAGAAGATAAAAAATTGATAATAGAAGTTACTAATGCAAAAAAAGAAGTAACGATTGCAAGAGCAATGGCTGCAAAATTTCAGTTAGAACTTTCTAACATAAAAGGAGATATGGCACAGACACGAAGAGAAATTGAAGAGTTGAAAAATAATCCAAGAGTTCTAACTGATGAGGAACTTTTAAAAGATTTAGTAAAAAATACAACCCCTAAAGAGATTCAAAAAGTAGATAAACCAACAGAAATTAGACATAAAGTACTAAAACATGAAACATTATATTCTTTATCAAAGTTATATAATGTAAGTATAAGTGAAATGATTGAACAAAATAAGTTTTTGGTGAATGGTTTACAAACAGGACAAACTTTAATAATTATTACTAAGTAACCTAAAAAATAAAAATAAAAATGAGAAAATTATTTACAATACTAATAACATTAGTTTTTACAACAATGTTTTCACAGGGTAAACAAATAGAATATCCAAAGTTTGAGGTTGATTCACTTGGTCAAAAAGTAATAACAATGACTATTCCACAAGCGATGCATCTTAATAATAACTCAAATATTCTAGAAAAATTTGAGAAGTTGTCAGAGGAAATGAAAGATTATGAGACACTAACATTAAAAGTAATTGATGAAAAGGATAAAGTAATTGCCAAACTAGATATTGTTGTTAAAAAACTAGACGAACAAATACTGATTAAAGATGATAAAATAAAGTCACTTCAAGGTGAAATACTTGCTTGGATGCAGAAAAGTAAAGTATTAGAGACACAATTAGCAAATAGACAACAAGTAATTGATGAAAAAGATAAACAATTAGGACGGCTAAAAACTAAGATGATTGTAGGTGGAATAGGTGGGTCTATAGTAATAATAGGATTAGTATTATCCGTATTAGGAGTTTTTTAAAAAAATACAAAAAATGGCTTTTTATTCTTAATATATAAATCATATAAAAAATAAACAAAAACATGAAACACGTTAAAGCATTTGAAAAATTTCGTATTCAAAAAAATAGAGAAGAGATTATTAAAGAATCTGTTTTCCAAGTTAACGATCTTTATAAAGTAAAAACTATGATTGACTTACCTCAATCTTTAATCAACGCTTATGTTAAAAAAGTAAAAGATACAACAGGTAAAAACTTACGTCAATTTTTTGGCGATGTAGATATTGCAGAAGAAATCATTAAATATGTAACAACTACTTTCTTAGATATAGATAAAATTCCTGGTGGTGCTATAATGGGTGGCCAAACTCAAGCACAAACACAAGGTCAAGGACAAGTTCAAGTACAAACTGAACCTCAGGCACAAACTGAACCTCAGGCACAAGCTCAACCACAAGTACAAACTGAAGGTCAACCACAAACTCAAGCACCTGCAGAAGGAGAATTTGAAGAACCTGCACAAGGACAAGCTCAAGAACCTGCACAAGGACAAGCTCAACCTGCACAAGAACCTGCACAAGGACAAGCTCAAGAGGAAGAAGAACCTAAAGAAGAAGAGGAAGAGGAAGAATTACCACTTTAATCTAATAATAAAAGAAAAACCACTCATTGAGTGGTTTTTTTATTTAATATACTTTGTAAGTATAAAATCTCTTCGTATTATCATTAGTAAATTAAACATATCTTCATCATCATTTTTATAATACTTAATATGTTTGTTTATGATCTCTAAACTTAAATCTTTTTTATTATAATTTATCCAATCCTCTTTTATATAAATTGGCATCTTAGAAACATCACTGATCTTTTCTTTATCATCTTGAATATAAAAATACAAACTATCTCTTTCGAGAATAATAGAGGTCAATCCTAATATCCAGTGATTCTCATAATCACTTAAAATTGATACTATTTTAAAATCACCAAAATTAGAGTTAAACCCATTTAATTCTAGATTATTCATTATTATAACTATCTAAAAATCTTTTTTCCTCTGGTGTAAGATTTTCAATACCAACAGATGTAATTCTATCTAATATATCATCTATATTAAACTTTATCTCATTCTGTCTTTTTATCTTTTCAATATCTGACATTTCTTCTTTTGGAAAAGCACCAAACATACCCTTCTTCATATCTTCTACTTTTATTTTGAATTTACTCTCAAATTCATCACGAGAGAAGACCATCCCCATTACATTTACAACATCATTTATCTCATGCTTATAGAAAACATCTAGACCCACAATGATTTCATCAACTAATAATTTATCTATTGAATCTGATGTATAGATACACTTATCTCCCTTAAATATAGCAATATCACGTCTATCCATAAGATAAACAACATTTACCATACCTATATTATTTAGTTCGGTCATAATAGTAACAGTACCATTGATACGACTAACAAAACTTGTTTTATTTGTATAAAGATTATCCAATACACTTTGAAAAATATCCGTAATTTCCTTTCGATACTTACCATCGTTATATCCCTCAATAATCTTTCTTAAAAGATTATTAAATAAATATCCTAAACAAAAGAACCCTATAATAATTGCGATAATTGAACCGTTACTGTATACCATAAACTGATTTTCTAATTTTTACTAATAAACTATTTATAAAATTTTCATCTACCTTTTCTGGTAAATTTGATTCTTTAAACAAAGTATCCACTTCTTTAATCTCACTTTCAACATGATCAATCAAAGTTTGTAAATCTATTTCACCTCTTCTAATTGAAAGAAGTTCTTGTGCATTATCTCTTTTAACAAGTATACCTTTACCTTCTGCAATCTCTCGTGCCATATCCATCAATCTACGACAGTGCATCATATTCTTACCATCAATTTGTTGACCGTGAGACTTAACATCTACCCATCTTTGAAGATTTCTTTTTGATAACCATTCTTCATACTCTCTAAAGTCTTTACAGTGTTCAGAATATCCATCTTTATTATAAGTAATAGTACAAAATGGTTCTTGTCCCTTTGGAATTGATGATAATCTCAATTGATTTGAGACACCTAAGTTCTTTTCTGCCTCTTTTTGAAAAACTAACTCAAGTCTATCAATTTGATCATCAGTCATATTAGTAAGTTTACTTCTATCAATAGTTGCACCTGCTTTAACCAATCCCTTATAACCTAGACCCAATGCAAGACCAGAGTCTTTACGTTGTTGAATCATAGTATCACTTAACTCTCTAGATTCTTTTCCAGAAAACATCATATCAGATTCAGTATCATAGAATAAGGTATATACGTCTTTTGCATATGGAACATTTACTGCACCAATAAATCTTTCATCATATTTCCCATCATTCCATTTTTTCCATGGAATAGCTTTTGTTCCTTGTATAACATAACAAAAATCAAGTAAGTCTTTACGAGTTACTTTATCTTTTTCCCAGTTTTGTTTTTTATTTTGACCTTTTGCTTTACCAATTTGAGCTCTCGCATAACCACCAAAAGAGTTGGCACAGATTTTAGTAATAAACTGATCTCTATTCTCTAATATTAAATCAAAAATAGGATCTTTATAGATAATACAGTCTTCTGGTGTATTAAGTAATTCTAAAACTGTTGGGTTATTACTAGCTAATAGTTCTAAAAATCTACGTAACTCATAGATTACAGTATCATTAGTATCATCATTTACTTGTTGCTTGTATTTACTACCAAGAATATCATCCAATGACTGGATAAATACACCTGCGTAGTCAGTATCGGAAGTTTCTATATTAGTTCCGTATGCATGTGACCCCCTAACAACCAAGAAGATTGGTTTAGATCCAGGAGATCTTTCATTTATAAGTTGGCTTAGTTGTTCTTTCATCTTTATTATAATTTTTACAAATATAGTGAAAAAAATTTAATGTTCAACTATCTAAACTTCTTTTTTAATTCACTTAAATCTAGTAGATACATATCCTTTGGATCAGTACCCTCTAATATTTTAATTTCTTCCTTTTTAGCAGTGAAGTCCTGTTTCATCTTTTCAAATAACTCTTTTGTCAAAGAGTAGATTGGCATTCTTAATAAATAATCATAAGAGTCATCTATTTGCTCTAAACCTAATGTTTCTATACTTGTTATAATCTCAGTTTTAGAAACATTATTTATTTTTAATTTCTCATCTAAAATATATTTTATAAATCTACCTCTATTACTTAATATCTTTAATTCTCTATTAAGTTTATCTAATGTATGTTTTTTTCTTATATCATAATAAGTTAGTCTAAATTTAGTGAAGTATTCTATTATCTCCTCCGATGTTTCAAATATTTTTAATTTACCAAACTCATCAAGTGTTGTAAATATCTCTGTTGATGATTCTTCTAACTTTAATAACTTAATCATTGCAGTATCATCAATACCCTCTAAAACGGCTCTTTGAAATTTAATGGTATAATCTATATTATCTTTACAATTATCATCATATGATACAATGTCTTTATTATCAACTAGCTTATCTAGTATCTCTTCATACTTTTCATAAGTCATAGAAGGTGGTAATTCTGTTATTCTAACAGTTGAAGTATTCACTCTTTGGAATAAACCTCTTATTATCCATCTTTTAGGATTTTCTTTATCTTGTATGAATTCACCAGTAAACTCATTTAAAGAAGGTTTAATACTCGTTATTTTTTTACCCTCAATAACTCTTACACAAGTATCAATAATACTTTTAATGTCTCTATTTAACACATTAGAGGCAAATCCTACTGCAATACCAGAAGAGCCATTCAATAATACTGTTGGTATAATTGGTAGAAAGTATCTAGGTTCAATTGTTTCACCTTCTTCTTCTTTATATTCAAGTAAATCAAAATCTTTATAAATCAATCTAAAATTATCACTTAATTTTGTTCCGATATATCTTGCCGCACCCGGTTGTGGAGAACGTAATGAACCAAATTGTCCATCTTCTTCTAATAATGCAGCATTATTTTTAAATTTCTGTGCCATTGTAACAATAGCATTTTCTAATGAGGTATTACCATGATGATAGAAAGCATCTGATGCTACTTTACCAGCCAATTGAAATACCTTTAGATTCTTCTCATTACCTGTTCTCCATATTTGATTGGAGATGTGAATGATCTTTCTCTGTGTTGGTTTAAAACCATCAACAACTGATGGTATTGCCCTACCTTCAATAGAATACATTGCGAACTCTTTATACTCAAGTGAAAGAAAGTCTGAAATTGTTTTTTCTGTTATCATAATTTTATATATAGTAAAAAATAATCTTTGTTTTTATCTAGATTGAAAACAATAATAATTTAATATGAAAAAAGTAAAGAAATATAGTGATTTTTTAATACTAGAAAGATACGATAAGAATATAAAAGCACAACTTATTAAAATGGGTGTGACTGATAAAGAAGAATTGAAAAAACAAATCTCTTTATCTAAACAAGGACACTTAGCTACTTACTTACATTCTAAAGGTGAGAATTTTACATTTGGTATTCTTAGAGCAATATTTAAAGACGCAGTTGATGCAAAAAAGAAAACAACACTAAAGAAGAATATATTTAGTATTCTACCAATTGCAATTCCTTTATCATTAGCACCTTTCTTTCCAGTACTTGCGGTAGTAGGTACAATATTTGGTTCCTCTCGTTTAGTACACAGAGTATTTGATACATTATTTGAATATTTAGAACCACAATCTAAATATACCGATTTCTTAAAGAAAACTATTGATACTTATATGATGTTACCAGAAGGAGAAGTTCCGTTAAAAGATAGATTTTCAAGAGCATTTGTTGTATCTGATAGATTGATCGAAGCACTTAAACCTGAAGTAGTAAATAGTTTCACATCATTTATTAGTGATAAAATGGAAAAGGAAGATGATGGTAAATTAGTACCAGATCATTATATAGAAAATGAGTTAAAAACTTATATTAATGATAATTTTGATGTAAATCCTGCAATACCTTTAAAGAAGAGTTAGTCAATATAAACATTAAAGTCTTTCCCATTAGAGAAAACAAAATCACCAGGTATTTCAACACCATCATAGAATACTTCAGAAACCATTTTAAAACTTTCCAATCTTTTAATTTTCAAAGTAAGTAACTCTGGATTAAATTCTTCAATTTCAAAATCTCCTTCAAAAAAAGTACCTTTTTCAGTAGATACACAGGTAATAGCACATTCCTCATCAGTAGAATAAATAGGTTTTGTTATTACTTCATTATAAATCAATTCATCACAAGGTCTTTCATATATAGTTGTACCTTCTTCATCAATAATTTGAATTGAAGACTCTTCTAAATAAGCAGCAGAGCAGTGAAAGTTATCGTCGATTTCATACCAACTAAAGTCTTCATCAATATATTGACTAAAGTATTCCTCTAATGAATCACTACTTTCATATATTTTCTCAACTTTCTCATTTGTCAAAGTTCCCTGAGTAACTTCTGCACCGTATCCGGAAATGTAAATTTTTAATTTCATAATAATTATATTAAATTATTCTTAGGAGTTGAAATATAAAATATATACAATATGGAACTATTAAAAAAACTAGGAATTGAAAAAGTTAAAGTTGTTGATAATAACTTCGATGAGATTTATGATAAGTATGAACAAAAAGCCAAAGAACTAGGATTTTATGGTGAACTTAAATTTATTAAAGAACATAGTAAAGTGATTATTTATGTGGTAAATTGATCTTTATCTATAAGAAGATATATTCCCAATAGGAATATAATAAAGGAATTAAATATAGGAAGTCTAACTTCTATAAAATAGTTATTATCAACCAATATTCCAATCAATAATGAAATCACAATTAAAACTATACCTATAATCTTCATATTTGTATATATTAAGTTTTAATATATAATAAGTTAAAAAAATAAAAAACAAATGAAAAGATTACTATCGATTTTCTTATTTATAACAACATTCACTAGTTATTCTCAAGTTGTTAGAGACAGTGTATTAGTTAAAACTGACATTTTTGAAGTATCATATTCAGAAAAATTTGAACAACCATTAAGAGTTAAGTACCGTGTACTTTGTCAAGATGGTAAAGCATCAAGACAAGGTATGGACTTCTATACTGAAAAACTTTATAAGACATCTGATGCAAAGGATTATGAATCCAACGTATATGACAAAGGACATTGTGCACCGGCTGCAGATTTTAATTGTGATAAAGTAATGTTATTTAAAACATTCACTTATTTAAACTGTACATTACAAGATCAATACTTAAATAGAGGAACTTGGAGACTTTTAGAAGTATATGAAAGAGAACTAGCTAAAAAATATACAGTTGATGTTGAGATAAAACTTATATTTTCCAATAAATCAATTAAGCTACCAACTGGTGCAACAGTACCAGATGCTTTTCTTAAAACTATAAAATATAATGGTATAACAGAAAAGTATTACTTTGTAAATGAGAGACCAAAATTTAGTAATTTTAAACTTTACTTAATAAAATAAAAAAGAGACTCATTTGAGTCTCTTTTTTTAGTTAAATTCGATTTCTAAAATTTTAATAACTTCTCTTATTGTTTCTTCTTCAAGATCTGTTTGTTTTACAATATAATTAAAGTCTGCTTTCAATACACTCTTAGCAGTGTCAAATCCAACTTTCCTAAACTCATCAATAATCCAACCATCAATTTCATCAGAGAAATCTTCTAATAAAACGTCCTCATTGTGTTCAACATCAGAAAATACATTTATTTTATATCCACTTATTTTACTTGCTAGTTTAATGTTCATACCACCTTTACCAATTGCCAATGAAATATTTTCAGAAGGTATAATCACATTAGCTGCTTTCTTCTCTTCATTTAACTCAACAGTTGCTTTACTTTGACCAAGTGCTCTCATAACAAATAATGATTTATTTGTAGTGTAACTGATAACATCAATGTTTTCATTATTAAGTTCTCTTACAATACTATGTATTCTACTACCTTTAACCCCAACACAAGTTCCAACTGGATCAATTCTATCATCATAAGACTCAACAGCAACTTTTGCTTTAGAACCAGGTTCTCTAACAACTGCTTTAACTGTAATTAAACCATCAAATACTTCAGGTATTTCAAGTTCAAATAACTTTTCTAAGAATTTGTTAGAAGTTCTTGATAAAGTCATAAAAAGTTTACCATTATCAATAGAAACACTTTGTAAAATCGCTCTAATTGAGTCACCTTTTCTATAAAAGTCACCAGGTACTTGCTCAGTTTTAGGTAAAACAAACTCATTACCTTCATCATCAATAACAATAGCTTCTTTTCTTAAAATTTGATATACTTCACAAGTGAAAATTTCACCTTCTCTATCTTTATATTTTTTATACAAAGATTCCTTACCTAAATCAATGATTTTAGATTTAAGTATTTGACGAATTGATGAAATTGCACGTCTTCCAAAATCAGCGATTTTAACTTCATCAGAGTAATCCTCACCTATCTCAAAACCAGATTCGATTTTATTTACATCAGTAAATTTAATGTGAATATTCTCATCATAATCATCATCATTATCATCAATAACCATTCTATTTCTCCATATTTCTAAATCTCCCTTATTTGGATTTACAATAATATCAAAGTTATCAGTAGATCCATATTTTTTTAAGATTATAGTTTGAAAAACTTCTTGCATTATTTTAATCATTGACTCTTTATCAATGTTTTTAACATCTTTTAACTCGGTAAAAGACTCTACTAGATTTATATTATCCATAGTATTTATATTATATTTTTATTTGTATTAAAATTATACAATTATGTTTAAAATAAAAAAGATGTAATTAAACATCTTCTTCTTTTTTTTCTTTTTTCCTCTTCCACAATAGCCAAAACCATTGAAAAAGCGGGATAAAAATTACACCCATAAACCACTCCCAGTTTTTGAGTATAAAGTCTTTTATACTGGAACCCAGATTAGACTTGACTTTTATCTTTCTCTCAAAGACGGTAATATCTTTATAATAATCATTACCATCCTCTTTTATTCTAATTTTTACATTAAGTTTTAAATTATTTTCACCACCTTGTAAAGGAATTACATTCCAACTCCATTCAGTATATCCCTCATCATCTATATTTTGAATTTCTGTTGATAATGTAGTTATCTCAAAATCCCTTTTACTTGATAATAAACTTGCTGACATTATTGGAGAAACTGTTATGGATTCAACTCTAACATCTTCTAAATTATCTGATATAGGAATTTCTCTATCACCAACTAATAAAACTGTTCTATCATCCTTCTTACTTATTCTTACTTTTACTAAATAATCATCACCAACTTCCATTTCACTAGGAACTGAGTAAGCAATTAAACCCTTAGGTCTAATTTCCTTTGTTTGAATTATCAGTGTCTCATTTTTTTTAACATTTTTACTCTTTACATCTTTATTATCAACAGTGGCTGGTTCCGTCTCTTTTGCAGATTTAGCAATTATAATACTATCTTTTGTTCCTGAATATTTTTCATTTTCTTCACTACCAGGACAACCCATATTATCTCTACTACCTTTTATATCAGGACATTTATCATCTTTGTCAGGAACACCATCTTTATCATAATCAGGAAACCTCTCTATCTTATCCACAAGAGGTGGTGGAGGTAGTGGAGTACTATCAGTTCTTGTATCCATTGTAGTTTTACAAGAAAATAATATAAATAAAAAAAGAAAGAATATATATCTCATAACATATATATTCTTTCTCAAATCTTCTTATTTCAAAACTTCATTGATTTTATAATCTCTAAAACTTTGAACATCAATGTCTGTAGGTTTTACTTCATAAAAACTTATACTAACCATCTCCATATATTTCTCAATCTCTTCATCATTTGCCAGTGGATGTAAAGTATTTTCAACATCATTCCAAGAATCTTTTTTAACTATCTTACCATACTTTTCAACCAAAGATTGATTGAATTTTTCATATTCTTCAATATCAACATTTAATATGTCCTCTAATTCATATGAATAATAACTAAGTGAAGTTGTTTTAAATTCCTGTTTATTTAATTCATTTACTTTTTTATCCGCATCTTCTTTTGAGAAACAAATAAGTTCAGGATTTCCACCCTCTGATTCTGAATAGATATTATCATCATACTCATATCCTTTTTTTACAATTACGTGTGCTTTCATTTTTATTTTAATAAATCGTTAATTTTTTTATCTCTAATGTATTGTGTTCTTAAACCTGCCAATGACATATTCCAATTATTTTTAATATCGCTAATATATGAGTTATTTAAAAAGTCTTCTTCAAATTTATCTATATTTAATGAAAATCCACTTCTTTCCCTTTCCAATTTATAAATATAATCAAATTTATAATCTGGATAATCATATGATAAATCATCAGTAACTAAAATAACTGGTAAGTCTGTTACTTCTCTTATAGAGTCAAGTAAAAAGTTAAATTTTCTATTTGACTCAATAATGATAATATTTACTCTAAATAAGTTCTGTGACAAGACATCAGGTATTGAGTCATATGTAGTATAAGTACAAGAAGCACATTTAAGTTGTAATGTGTCATTCTTATGAGTTAGAAATAAACAATTATGACCCATAAGATCATAATCGTCTATTAGTTTACTAACAACATAGTTAGCCTTATCATTTAAGAAAAGATTTGTTTTACCAATGTCTAACATTTTTAATATTTTTGTTCTATTTCTTTATATGAATAAAATACAAATAAGGCGGCAAATATCGCCATAAGTAAATTACTAGTCATAATAGAGACAATAAAAAGTAATATACTAAAAACTATAGAAATATATCCATTTATTTTTCTTCCAATCGAAGGTTTAGTCAACCATTGACAAATTGCTTTACTAATTCGACCACCATCCATAGGATAAATAGGTAATATATTAAAGATAAATAAAAACATATTTACCTGTGCAAATATATCTAATCCTAAATAAGAACCAATAAAATATAATATTAAGTTCGACAAAGGACCTGCAGCAACAATTAAGATTGTTTGATTATAAGGAGAATAAGTAGTATCAATTGCAGCGGCACCATTAAATACATCTAGGTAAACATGTTCCACAGAATGATTTAATTGTTTAGCAACTGCGGTATGTGCTAATTCATGGATTAAGACTGCTGCAAAGATTGATAAGAACCAATCTAATCCAGTTAGAAATCCTTGTTCAGTAAATCCACCAGATTGTAACATAAATAAAGGAAGTAAGATAAAGAACCAGTATTTCAAATAAACTGGAGTTCCCATAAAATCAAATAACTTAAAAGCGTTTTTCATATATAATTTTTAGTTTAAAAGACAAAGATATGAAAAAAGAAGTGAAACTAAAAAAATATTATTGATAAACTTTTATCACTTTTTGATATATCAATTTAATAACTTTAAATTATAAAAAAATGGATTTTGGAAAAGATTTTAGAAAGTATGCTTTAAGTGAAGGAATTTCTTCTTTAAACTTAGATTACTTTGAAAAAGGTTTAGTAGAGAATAGTATGACACCATATATTCTTGAAGAGAGAGAAATGAGAGTAACGCAGATGGATATTTTTAGTAGACTCATGCGAGATCGTATATTATGGGTTGCCGGTGTTGTAAATACACAAATGTCAACCGTTGTTCAAGCTCAATTGATGTATTTAGACTCTGTTGAGAAAAAAGACATCAAAATGCATATTGACTCACCAGGTGGATCAGTTTTAGCTGGATTAGGTATGGTTGATGTTATGAGATATATCAACTCTGATGTTGAAACAATCAATACTGGTATGGCAGCATCTATGGGTTCTATCTTATTATCATCTGGAACTAAAGGTAAAAGAGCATCATTAAACTTCTCTAAAGTAATGATACATCAAGTTTCTTCTGGTGCATCAGGACACGTTGAAGATAATCGTATTTCTCAAATGGAATCAGAAAAATACAACTATATCTTATTCAAGATGCTTGCAGAGAATAGTGGTAGAGATTTTGATTATGTACTTGAAAGTGCTAGAAGAGATAATTGGTTAAACTCACAAGAAGCTTTAGACTTTGGATTTATTGATGAAATCATCATAACTGATAAATCAACTCCGATTACTACTTACTTGGATGGTTTTGAAGATTACTACACTAAGGAAGTTTTAAGAAAATAATAATAAATAAAAACCCATCTTAAATTAAGATGGGTTTTTTAGTATTCGTTCTAATTTATATTCTCTTCGTAGTATCTGTTTATTTAGTAAGTCTAAGTTTAGAGGATTATATCCAGTTTTTAGTGTCATTGGTGAATATCCTTCTGTAATCTTCGGTTCTATAAGAACTGTATAAAAACCACCTACATGTAATATGTAATCTTTTATCTCATATTCTATATGTGAGAGATATGTAGGTGCAAAGAATTTACACCTCCATCCGATCGGATACCATTTTTCGAGTATCTTTAATTGTATTTCTACTGGTGTTTTACTGAAACGATTTGTTTCATTGGAATTGTAATCCCAAAAAAATAACGCTTTCTTACCAAATGTACTCATTTTATATAATTTTAACAAAGATATGTATAATTTATGAGAATGAGAAAATAATATATAATAAAAAATTATATTATAATAATGTTAAAAAAATATATTGATTTTATAACAGAATCTCATGATTTAATAACAGAATCAAAATTGATCGAACTTCTATTAGAATCAGATGTAATGTTTTCAGATAACTTTAAGAAAGTATTGGGAAAGATTGATAGTCCTGTTGCTAAAAAGATTTTAGGCTTAGAGAAAAAAGACTTACCAGTAGTTGCTAACTACTTTGATATAGATCCAGAAAGAAATGATTACTTATATTTTACTGCAGATAGAAAAGCTCAAGAGATTTTAAATGACCCAAAAGAATTATATCGTTTTGTAGGAAACAATGGTGGATGGCTAACTCATGGTGAAGCTAATAATGCTATTTTTGGTAGATTAGGATATGTTCCAGAAGGTGATGTTTATAAACCTACATCAGCAGAAGTTGGTGAAGTTGTTGAAAAGATAGTTTCTGAAAAATCTGGTAAAACTTGGATTTGGTTAAAATTTGCAAATGGTCAAGGTGTTTTTAATTTAGAAAAATTGAGACCAGTTGATGATAGAAACAAATTAGTTTGGTCAAAAAATCGTCAGGATGTTAGAGTTGGTAGATCAATGAATGCTCTTTTAGCTTTAGCCGCTAGAGAAGATGATACAGCTAAATTTACAGCAAGAGATATTGAAATCTTTGTGAATTTATATAAAGCTCAGATGGACAAATTCAATGATAAGTTCTCATTCTTTGATGTTGTTCAAGGTGATGATATTTATTATAAGTATCAATATGATAATTACTATGACCCAAGTGGTACATTAGCAAATTCTTGTATGGCAGAAGCTGACTCTAGTTGGTTAGATCCATATACTGAAAATAACACAGTATCTTTAATTATTTATAAATCACAAGATGATGATAGTAAAATTATTGGTCGTGCAATTCTTTGGGAATGTTTAAATGGTAAAAAATTAATGGATAGGGTTTATACTAATTCTGATTCTGATGTTGAACTGTTTAGACAATTTGCACAAGATAGTGGTTGGTGGTATAAATCAAATAATAATAGTTCTTCAACTATAAATGCTATAGGTCCAGAAGGTCAACAAGAAAATTATTTTACTGCACAAGTTCAATTACACAAAAGACATGAAAATTTTCCTTATATGGATACTTTAAAATATTATAGCCCTGAAACTGGAATTATATCAAATGAAAATTCAGAAAGTGGGGTAGTTTACTATTGTGAATCAACTGAAGGTTATTATGATAAACTTTGTGCAACTTGTGAACAAGATGGTACTATTACTTGTCCAACTTGTAATGGTGATGGAGAAGAAGTTTGTACTGAATGTAATGGAGACGGTGAAGTAGAAGTTGATGGAGAATCAACAGAATGTTCAACTTGTGGTGGAGAAGGTAGAAAAACTTGTTCACAATGTGATGGTGATGAACAGATTACTTGTCCTGATTGTGAGGGAGATTACTAACAAATAAAAATGAAAAAATCCCTTTTTAAAGGGATTTTTTCATGATGCAATTTAATATATAACTTATGATTTCAAAATATTTAGACTTTATTACAGAAAGTAAACTAGAACTTCTTTTAGAAGCCAAAATAGTTTATACCCAACAGTTTTTAGATGTATTAGATCAAATAGATTCTAATATAGCCAGTCAAATTTTATCATATAAAGGTAGAGATATGGATGTTGATAGAAACTATATTGATATAAATAGAGATAAAACTGATAGTATATTTTTCAAACCACAAGATAAGATTGATAAGGCTATATACACATTACGTAGTAATGGTGGTGTTTATGATAATCTATCAAAGGCTGCTGAGAAAATGGATATTATTCATGGTTGGAAGGAACCATCTGATGGTCAGACTGGAATAGTTATAAAAAAACTTACTTTAGAGGAAGTTTTAAAGATTTCTCCAAATAGTCCAGGTGTTTGGTCTTATATGTATGATAATAATCAACAATTATTTATTTTTCAATTTGAAGAAAGAGGTAAAACTTATGAGGCAATTGTTTTAGATAACTATCTTGTAAAAGATGTTTCTAAAATAACATCTACTGAGGTAAATGTTGGTAGATTTGTTAGAGCTTTTCTAAAAAATTTAGGATTAGAATATAAAGATAAAGAAATTGAAGACTTTGTTGATAAATATAAAAAAGTATTAGAATTACAAAAGAATGTTTTTAAAAGATTTAAAGAAGTCAAAGGTGATGAAATAAAAAAATGGTATTTAGAAGATAATTATGAAAAAGTTGCAGGACCATTAGGTGGTTCTTGTATGCGTCATTCAGAATGTCAGAAATATTTTGATATTTATACCGAAAATACTGATAAAGTATCTATGATTATTTTAATAAGTGAGGAAGATTCTACTAAAATTAGTGGTAGAGCTATTCTTTGGTTAGATGAAGAAGGAAGAAGATTTATGGATAGAATATACACTATCAGAAATTCTGATATACTTCTATTTAAAGAATACTGTTATAAAAATGATTATTATCACAAAGCAGAACAAAGTTATGAAGAAGATTCTAGTTTAGTTTTTAATGGAAATGAAGTATATGGTAAAGAAAGTGTAGTAACAGTTAAACTTAGAAGAGAATATTATGATTATTATCCTTATATGGATACTATGAAATATTATAGTCCAGATCTTGGTCTAATCTCTAATAGAGAGTTCCCCTGGTCGAATCACACAACATATTATACACTAACTCAAACTAATGGTTCTAATGGACAAGGTTGTGATATATGTGAAGGAAGTGGAATAGTTGATTGTCCTGAATGTGAAGGAGAACGTACTACAAATTGTCGTGTTTGTCATGGTACTGGTGAATCAGATTGTTCTGAATGTGAAGGAAGTGGTGGAGTAGATTGTCAAGAATGTTCTGGATCTGGAACAATAGAATTATTGTCTGGTGAGGTAGAATGTTCTACTTGTTATGGAACTGGTAAGAATGAATGTGAAACATGTGAAGGTGAGAAAAGAGTAGAATGTTATAACTGTGATGGACGAGGTGAAGAATCTTGTGATATATGTAATGGACGAGGAGAAGTCGGTTGTCCTGAATGTAATTAAAAAAACACATCTTTAAGATGTGTTTTCTTATTGGAATATATTTATAATCTTTCTTTTTCTAATAGCAACTTTCATACTTATTTTATAATAATACTTTTTCTGAACACTTGGATACAAAGAAGCAAAGTCATAAGACATAAATGGATTATCAATTAAATTCTGATGTGGTTGTGGTGGACTAACTGTTAAAGTTTGACCTCTATAGGTTTGTCTATTTGTAAGTAAATCTCGATATAATTTTTCTAATTCTTCATCCATTATTTCTCAGTTACTTTTCTAAATAAACTTAACATTAGATTATATGTAATTTTAAACTCTAAATTTAAAGAATCCCAATCCCATTTACTATCTTTCTTTTGATAACTAGGAACTTCATCAAACATAAGTCTTCTCCAAATAAAGTTAGCAGTTGTAAAGTCAGTTATTCTACCACTTCTGGCAATTTGTGTTGCAAACATAGGTATTCTTATAGAATGATAGAATGATTTTATAGCAGTACGATACTGATCATCAATCAATAGTTTTTTCTTACATTTTATCCAAGAATTAGAACTAATATGTGATGAAGCATGTCTTAATTTTTTTAAGTCTAAGTTAAACTCATATTTTTTATCTTCTTTTAACTTAGCCCAGTCTGGTGCAAAGATACATTCAAGATTATTCATACGATGCCAATCTAAATCCTTTTGAAATCTATCTGGTGTATAAATGTGAATGTTATATGTAATAAATCTATGATTCATATTATAAGAATACTCGTCTTGCACAGTTTCTTTTAACTCAATTGCTTCTACTGAATTATTTGCAACTATAATAATATCCCAGTCAGATGCTGAATCATAATTACCATAAACACGTGAACCAAAAATAGTTACGTTAAATACTCGACTTGGATGTAGACCGGAAATCTTGATAACATCATCTAATTTGGGAACCCATTTGAATGTTGCGGGTAGTAATTTTACCATATTTTTTTACTTAATAATTTCTTTAATTTTTCTTCTCTAATTTGAGACTTTGTTTTATAATACTTTCTTGATTCAAAGTAACCTACCGTAATAATCATTTCACCATTACCTTTTTTTAGCATTAGTCTCCAATCTTCTTTCTCTTCTTTTAAATCAATAATCTTAAATTCTGTTCCTTTCTTTACAAAAAGTGTATTAGGTTTACTAGTATGACTATGTATGTGATTTGATTTGACATAACCATCCCAATAAAAATCTTTTGTCGTTACTATAATTTCTTGTTCTTGTGGTACATCATATACTGACTTATCTAGTTTCCAATCTTGACCTAAAATTTTTGCTTTTATAAAGACAACATAAAAACATATGATAGATAATAATCCAATACCATAAAAAATAGTAGGTTCATAACTAATCATAAATGTAGAACCAACAACTAATAGTAAAACAAGTAATGAGTTTCTATCTTTGTATAACCACTTATCGAATAAGTATAATTTGTTTTTTAACATGCTAGGTGAAATGTACATTCGTTACTATTTAATACCTTATTTATTTGTTCTTGTCTTTTGTAAGTTTTCATTATATTAGAAACTTTATTATAATAGATCCTTAAACTATCTCGTCTTTCTTCGCTTCTCCAACGAATACTATCATCATATAAATAATCTATCTCGTCAAGAACATCTTGATAAGTCATAATAGGTTTAGAATAATTATCTCTAATTAGAACAATAGATTGTGTGTTTGGATCTGAATAAAATGAACTCACATCTTCACATAACATATCATCACAATCAGTTATGAAAGGGAAATTCATCTTTCTTTCTATTACTTTAAAGGCAATGCCATGTCGTTGTATAATTTCCATTTCACAAAGATAGTATATTTTTTTTATTTATTTAATTTTTTGTTTCAATTATTTTTTGTACTTTTGTAAAACAAATACGAAATACAAGTATATATATATATCTTTGTAGAATGATAGGCGATTTAACTCAGTCTGGTAAGTAGTAGCTCGCTCATAACGAGAAGGTCGGGGGTTCAAATCCCTCAATCGCCACCACAATTAAAAATAAAAATTCAAAATGGAATTAAACGATATTAAAAAAGATTTATACAAATCTAAAGCAATGGCAAAATTAAGTCACTATGTTAGTGGTAATCTTTACTATACGGTAGAGTTAGCTGACGGTGTTTACCAATTCCCTATTTCTACAGTTGAATATAATGAAGATGGTTCAACTTTTAACATAGGTAATTTAGAATTATCTTCTGATTTAGGTACAACAACATTCGAGTCAGAAATGAAAGGTTCAGATTTAAACAGGTGGATCAGCAAAGCTATAAGTAATGGTGAATTCACAAAAATTCGTGAAGTTGTGGTTAGTGAGTAACACAACTTTACCTATTTGTTTAAACCCTTACTTGTAAAAGTGAGGGTTTTTTTATGTAACAAAATTAAAAATTAGAAAAAATGAAAATAGATATAAATAAAATAAAGACAACACCATCAGATTTAGGGTTTAACTTCTGTGTATTCGGAAAACCTTCTGATGAAATTATAAATTGGTGTAATTACTGGAACTTAAAAATGGAAGATTCTGGTAAATACACAAACATCATCTTAAATGATGATACAAAAATCAGTGATATATTCAATCAACCAAATAAATATGATTATATTGATGGGTTTAGTCCTAACTTAAATAAACATTTACACGTTGGTCACTTTTCTAACCTTGTTTTAGCAAATTCTTTTCAAAAATTAGGTGTTGGAAATAAATTTATTGCCATTTTTGGTGATACTTTGGAAGGTGTAGTTCAAAAAGATGATGCTTTAAAATCATATTTTGAATATTGTGAGAACTTTAACTATAAAGTAGATGAAGTATTCTTTGCTTCTGAAATGAAACTTCAAAATGAAGATCTTTTGATAGATGGAGAAGGTACATACGAAGGTTCAAAGATTTTTGATTTAGTAGACGAAAAATTAGTTGGTATAAAAAGTTCTGGTTCAACATCTTACTTCTATCAAGATGTCGCCTTAGCTAGTAAATTAAATTCTTCTACGTTATATCTAACAGGAGTAGAACAAGATAATCACTTTAAATCTTTAAAGAAGTTATTTCCTACTACAAATCATGTTGGTCTTGGGTTAGTTCAATTAGATGGTAAGAAAATGTCTAGTAGTGAAGGTAATGTAATCTACATGACTGATTTTATAAATAGTTTACTACCATTATTCAATAATGATATGAAACTTGTTTATAATATAATAGCTGGCCAAATCTTAAAGTCTGTACCAACTTCAAGTAAATCAATAGATACAAAATTGATTGGTAATCCAAAACTATCTTTAGGTTTATATTTAAGTTATACTATGGCACATATTAAAAGCTGTGGAGTTACCGTACAAGATAAAGAAGATTTTTATTCTAAACAATTAGAATTTTCTGAGTTAAAAGCTAAAAGTAATTTATCACCGAATATATTATTCGATGCTTTAATAAATCACTGTAAGTATATAAATAAGTTATATGAGAAATTATACATAAAAGATAATGAAGTAAATAAAAAAATTTTTTCTGACTTATTGACAGACTTACAAATAGGTATGAAAAAAATTGGATTATTCCCAGTAGATAAAGTATAATAAAAAGTCCTTTTTCAAGGACTTTTTATTTTATTCTTAACTCATTTAGATCCTTTATTATATCATCAACATAAGCATTAAATTTTTTAATGTTTACAAACTTTCTATCAGTTCTTTCAAAAAAATCTTCTATACCAGCTACTTTATCAGTTATCTCTTCCATTTTATCCCAAATAAATGGCATTCTTATATCTTCTCTTTGGTAACTATCAAAAAATTCAGGAAACCTAGAAATTGCCATTTCTGCACTTTCTACTTCTTTACCTGGTTCACATTCTACTAAAAATCCACCATCATAAGGTTCTCCTACTAATTTAAGACCTACTCGATCAAGCAATTTCTTAGCAAAATCATAATCAACATCTTTATTTTTAATCTGATCCGACCAAATTATTATCTCACCTTTCTTATAAGAAGGCTGTCGTAGAGGTATAGCATTCTCAAATAATTTTATGTATTTCATAAGAGTATATATTAAATTTTAAAAACAAAAATTATATTATTATTTAGTTATATATCATGATGTTGCATGAAAGTGAATATATAGATAATGTGGTATGTTTATATTTTAGAGTGTAGTGATTTGACGTTATATACCGGTATAACCAATAACGTAGAAAAGAGAATTGATACACATAATAAGAAGAAAGGTGCTAAATACACCAAGACAAGAACACCAGTAAAACTGATGTATCAGTGTGAATTTGAAACAAAATCTTTGGCAGCAAAAGAAGAGTGGAGAATTAAACAACTAACAAGAATTCAAAAAATTTCTCTAATAAATCAAAAATAATTCTTATCTTTGCTATTATGAAAACAATATTTCTTGACATAGACGGCGTTCTAAACGTAGATTATGATGATAAAGACCAATTCGGTCATATCTTTAGGGAAGAGTATGTTCAAAATTTAAAAGAAATCATCGAGAAAACAGGTGCGAAAATCGTTATCTCTTCTACTTGGAAAGATAAAGGTATTGAAAGAATGTTAGACTTATGGAAAGAACGTCAACTACCAGGTGAAATAATTGATGTAACACCAGATTGTGTAGATGTATGTGAATCAACTAATATAGTTTATTATGACCAAGTAAAAAGAGGTCATGAAATTAAACTTTGGTTAGATAGACACCCAGAAGTAACTCAGTATGTTATATTTGATGATATACAAGATTTCCTAGATGAACAACAAGATTATTTTGTAAATTGTTCAACGGGAGAACCAGTAAAACCCTGGAAATTAGGAATACCAGGACTAAAAGAAGAATGTAAAATTAAAGCAATAAATATATTAAACATGAAAGATAAAATAGAATTTTCGGAATTTTTAGATGCTTCATCTAAATTAGAAATTAAAACAGGAAAGATTATATCAGTAACAGATGTACCTAAATCAGATAAACTTATTAAGTTAGAAGTTGATTTTGGCGAAGATACACCGAGAGTCGTTGTAACAAATATTAAACCTTCATTAGGTGAGAACTACGTTGATAAATTAGAAGGATACTCTTTCTTGTTCATAACAAATTTAAAACCTGTTAAAATGATGGGGATTGAGTCACACGCGATGATTATGCCAGGTGAATTAGAAAATGGTACACCAGCATTTGTTGTAAATACGAAACCAGGTACTAAAATACTATAATGAAATTAGTTAAAGTAGGAGATTTAATTCATAATCACCTCGGTGGGAAATCTACCGAGGTTTCTTATGTTATGGTAGATATGGAAAATAAATACTATAAAAAAATACTAGATAATAAAGAATTTGTAGATAAATACACTATACAAAAATGTAAAGGTATGATTCATATGGAACCAGCAAATGTAGATTTTTTAGAGATTGGTCAAATAGTTACAAGTAATAAAAATGTAGGAACTATGTCATTAAGAACAACATCAAAAATTATTGAGATTATTGATGATCTAATTATTACAGATTCAAACCTTTTTATTGTTGACGATATAAGTTTCTATAGAGATAAAATATTAAATAAATTAGGAATATGATAACAACACAATCAAGATATATCAGTTATAACCAAGCAAACTTTCAAATACCTGCATATAGTAAGATTTTAAATATATTTCATGATAACGATAATCAATTTACAATTTTATATGAATATGACAGTAACGAAACAGAAAGTAAAACATTTGTAATAGAATTTTGGAATGAAAGAAGTAGTAATAGTGATATTTATGAGCCATCACTTGGATTTAACTATTGGGGAAGTATTACAAAGACAAATCCAACTTTAGATAGTCAATCAAGTGGTGCCGGAATGAGTACAAATATTTCATTTAACTTGATTACTTTTACGAGTAATTTTCATATCTTTGTAAAAGAAATTTTATCTACTGCAGAAATGAGAGATAAGAAAATTGAAGAAATAATTTAATATATAAATTATGATAACAAAATTTAGTAGTATAGTGAACGAAAGTTCAACAGCAAAATTCAAAATCGGTATTGATATACACGGAGTAATCGATGCTCTTCCAGAGTTCTTTGTATTTTTAGCCGATTCTGTTATAAAAAATGGTGGTGAAGTTCATATAATCACCGGAGGTGAATGGACTGATAAATTAGAAAAACAATTAAGTGGTATAAATTACACACATAAATTCTCAGTTTATGACCACTTATTAAAAACTGCAGAAACCTTAGGAGAAATTGAGTTTCCAGATGGAACAGTTCAGAAAAAATTCGATGATGTTCTTTGGGATTCAACAAAAGCAGAATACTGTAAAGAAAATAGTATAGATCTTCACATTGATGATACTTTATGTTATAATGATTATTTTACTACACCATTTGCAAGATTGTGGTCTCACAACGGTAACCAAAAATCTTCTCATAAAGATATTAGACACTTAGACTAAACAAATTTTAATTCTTTAATATAATTTAATATGGAAGAATTAAAAATTATAAGTCTATTCTCAGGGTATGGTACCCAAGAACTAGCACTAAAGTATAGTGGTATTAAATACCGTAACGTCGCAAACTGTGACATTCTAAAATCAGCAAACGAAGCTTATGACTCATTACACACTACCGAACAAGGTAATTTAGGTGATGTATCAAAAGTTGATGAAAAAAATTTCCCACATTGTGATTTTTTAACATACTCATTCCCTTGTCAAGATATATCTATATCCGGTGTACAACGTGGTATTGAAAAAGGAACTCGAAGTGGTTTGTTGTACGAAGTAGAAAGAATCGTAGAACATAATAAACCAAAGTATCTACTAATGGAAAATGTTAAAAATCTAGTTTCCAAAAATCACATCAAAAAATTTAATGATTATATTGAAAAACTTAACTCTCTAGGTTATGGTTCAGCTTGGATGGTACTTAACGGTGCCGACTTTGGTTGTCCACAAAATCGTGAGAGAGTATTTATGTTCTCAGTATTAGGAGAATCTTCTTTAAATGTTTCTAATAAAATGATGGGTGTTCATAATCATAAAAAAACTAGAGTTCCGATGAAACCATTTATTGATCCAACCGTGAATAATAGTTTATTTATTACACCACCTTATGAAATAAATACACCTAAATTAAGTTCAGTGTGTAGAATGATTGCACGTAGAACTGATGTAAAATATGATCAGGCAAGAAGAATCTATTCAATAGATGGTTGTTCACCTTGCTTAACCACATCAGGTTCACCACAAATTATGCTAGATGATAATAAAATTAGAACTTTAACTGCAAGAGAGGGTTATCGTTTTATGGGAGTTAAAGATGCAGATATTGATAATCTTTTAACTACAAGTTTAACAACTAAACAACACGTAGCACTAGCTGGAAATTCAATATGTGTTCCAGTAATGCAAGCTATCTTTGAACAATTTTTCACAGAGTATATGAACTAAAAAAACCCACTTTCGAGTGGGTTCTTCATTTTCCTATTTTTAAAACTATTTTACTTTCTCCTGAACGAGTTATTCCTTTTATAGTATAATCTTTAAGGCCTTCCATTCTCACAAATCTAAGTAATTTAGTTAATCTACTATTATATAATTCCTCTGGCTTACCGTTTTCAGTAAACTCAAGTAGGTATTCCATGAATACATCCTTATTTTCGTTAAATTCTTTCAAGTACCTCATAATTATTTTCCTTATGCTATATATAAATAAAAAATACCTAAAATTAGATTTTTAAGACTTTATTGTGTTTTTCTTTAAAAAATCAATAATTATTCTTTCAAATAACTTATTTTTATCATATCCTACTTTATCTAGATGTTCTTTGTAACGTATAACAATTTCATCATCTAATAAAAGAAATATATTTTTCTTTTCCATATTATTATATATATAATAAAATTATATAAAAGTTATGATGTTTAAAATACTAAATCAATCATTATACATATGTGATACTATGGGAAATCTTGGTAGAAGAATATCCGAGAATGTTGCATTTGGTACATATGACGAATCACAAAAGATTTTTTTAATAACCAGTATAGATGGTAAATTAGAAACTAAAGATATTGGTGGTAACCCGATAAGAGTTTTATCACAAGGAGTACTGGAAGCAAGATTCTCAGGAACAGATATATTAGTTCGTAAAAAAGATGGTAAAAATGTTCTAATAGATAAAGCCGGAAATATTAAAAGATACTTTTAAATTACTCTCAGATACCTGGGTGTATCAAAATCAGAAGTTTGAATAGAAAGAGCATGTCTCATTATTTTAGTCATAACATCATTACCTAACATAGGATTCGCTTTATATATCTTAGCAATAGAAGCTAATATCTGTAGAGACTGTAACTTAGATATTAATTTATTTTTAATATTACCATCTTCCTCTTCAGTTTTAGATAAATCAGTGTATTTAATAACTTTATCCCAAGAAGTACCAGTAGGAATACCTTTTTTTAATCTCGGAACTTGAATAGTAGAAGGCATTTCAACAACATCAACACCATTTGAAAATTCCCTTAAATTAAGTAATTCATTATACAAACTAGTAATAGAGTTTCTTAAATCAGTAAGAGTTCTTTTTTTAAGTTCAGAATGTTTCTCTATCTCATCTAAATTAAATTCATCTTTATGAATATCCAATATAGACTTTATTCCAGTAAAAGATATTTTTCCATGTCTCGATGAAGAACCAGCAACCTCACCATCAACATTTACAGAGTTACCAGTATTTGATGAATCAATAGTTATATCTCTATCTTTTCTAATTGTATTATCTTGCCCATTTTGAGTACGTTCTTCACTCCATTTAGATACAGTAGATATTTTTGATCCAATACCTTTAGTAGGATCTTGTGTTATTCTAAAATACTTAATATCAAAGTCTGGTAACTTTTTATTCTCTTCTTTATTGACAATTATTTGAAATGTCTCATCTCCATTTTTCACTTTTTTAAGTGATATTGGTATTAGAATATCTCTATCAAAATAACTATCCATAAGAGCTATTAAATCACCCATATTTACACAATCAGAAATTGCTTTATTTAATATATCAATATGTTTTGTTTCTATAATATAAACATCTGCTGGACAAAATTTAGAAAAATTAATAGAAGTTGTTTTATCTGTATCATTTTTGTTTTTACCAACTACTTTTTTATTTTTTAACTTATTAAACTTTTCTACCAACTTTTTAACAGGTGATATATCATCGTCATTAGACTCATGAAAAACAGAATAATTCCTTCTAGGTGAAAATTTTCCTTTAAATCTATATAACAACTCAGGTACTTTAACAAAAGTATTAAACCAATCTCTATTAGTAGATAAACTATCTAACATATCTTCTGTGATTACAACCTTATTATCTAAATAAATATTAATTCTTTTTAATGCCTCGGCATCCTTATTACAATAATTCTCCCAAAAATCTAAAACATCTTGTAGTAGTATAGACTTTCTAGGATACTTTAACTTATATGCTATAAATAAACATTGAATTGCTTCATATTCTCTAGTTAAAACACCTGGACCAACTGCACCAAATTCCGATGTTTTTTTTACTTGATTTAGTTTAAATACCTCTTCTCCAGAAACAAAAACATCTTTATATCTAGGTTTACCAAATAACTTAGCACCTTTACTATCATCATAAGTATTAGTATTTCCTGTCTTAATAGCATTTGCTGCAATACTAGGAACTACATCCTCACCATCAACTTTTATATGATCAATAGTTCGTTCACCTTCTCCTTTTATAGTTAATTTAACTTCTGGCTCTTGTAATTTCTTTATTAAAGCATTACCCCTCTTTTCTCCACCTCTCTTCTTTTCTAACTCACCTAAGTTAAGTTCAACTTCTTCAAAAAATTTAAGATACTTTAAAACTCTCATAAACTATATATTAAAAAAATAATTGACTTTTCACATAAAAAAAAATAATATATACATTATGAATAATAAAATATCAAAATACGACGAATTTTTACTAGAAAAAGACATGATGCTTTTATTAGAAGCAACAATTGTACTAGATGATAAGTTTTATGACTTATTGAAAAAAATAAAATCTCCAGTTGCATCTGAATTATTAAAATTAGACGGTGAAGAGGTAGATACTAACTATAACTATATCTCATATGATGTAGATAAAGAAGATAAAGTATTCTTTACACCAGATGATAAAGCAAAAAAAGTAGAAGATCCTAAAACAATTAAAAAATCTGACATGAATGTTGGTAGATTTGTAAGAGCAATTCTAACTAAAGCAGGCATCGAAGTTAAACCAAAAGATCTTGAAGATTTTGTAAGTAAATATAAAGCAACTATCTTAATAGAGAAAGAATCTTTTACAAGATTTGAAATAGTTAATGGTAATGATATTAAAAAATGGTATCATGTAGATAATTACGACAAAGAATTAGGTACATTAGGTTCTTCTTGCATGAGATATCCAAAATGTCAACAATTCTTATCAATCTATTCCGATAATCCGGATAGAGTATCACTTATTATATTAAGATCTGCAGAGAATCCAGATAAAATTACAGCTAGAGCACTTCTTTGGTTAGATGATAAAGGAAGAAAATTCATGGATAGAGTTTATATTATAAACAGTGCCGATATTGAATTATTTTTAGACTTTGCAAAAGAAAATGGATTCTATTATAAAATGAATCAAACATTTCACACAGGTGATCCTATTATGTTTAATGGAGAACAACTTGGAAGAGAAGATAGCTGGGTTTATGTTACATTAGAACAATCAAATTTTGATGATTATCCTTATATGGATACTATGAAATATCTTCTAAGAGACAAAGGACAACTTAGTACGAACTATAACTCAAACTACGATGCAGAACTAACTAGTACCGATGGTGGAGATGGTTCTTGTGATAATTGTGGTGGAAGAGGTAGCTTTGAATGTGAAGAATGTGATGCAGGAGAAAGACAATGTTACAGATGTGATGGAGAAGGAGAACAAGAATGTTCTGAATGTGAAGGTGATGGAACAGAGAACTGTCCAAAATGTGATGGAGATGGTGAAGTAGAGTGTCGTGATTGTGATGGTTATGGCGAAGTAGAATGTGAAACTTGTGATGGAGACGGAACTGATGAAGAAGGTGAAGAATGCACTGACTGTGAAGGAAATGGGAAAAAATCATGTGATGATTGTCATGGTGATGGTAGATCAACTTGTGATAAATGTGACGGAGAATGCACAGTAGATTGTACAGAGTGCAGCGGACGTGGACTTGAAGAGTGTACTAGATGTGATGGAGAAGGAACATCTGAATGTGATGAATGTGGTGGTTCTGGTAGAGTTGATTGTTATGAATGTAACTAAATTATGATATACTTAAAAAAATTTAATGAGTCTAAAAGACTTACAGAAGATGATGTAACCTATTCAGTATTAGAAATATTGGATGAGGGATTTACTTCTAATGGAGATTTATCTACAATGATCGCACATTTTAACTTTACTGAAAAAATGAAAATGATTTCATTTGTTAGAAGATGTGATACTAATAAAAATGAAAGAACTGATAGATTTAACGTACCAAGTGATAAAGGAAGATGGATTTTACAAGCGACCGGTATCGAAAGAAATGGAGACTATAGTGGATTTCAATATGGTAATGTTTGGAGAAAGAAAAACTATGAAATTCCTAAAGAACAAGAGTATCTTCGTTACATAGGATTTGAATCTGCAATTAAATTACTAAGACTAACCGATTATAAATATGTAACTTTATCAATACATTCAATTCCTAGTGGTGGAGCACATAAAGAAGACTTCTTTACAACCACCGAATGTATTAAGTTTACATTTAGTAATGATTGTTACACTTCTCCAATATCAGAAGATTAAACTTTTTAATTTTTTTTCATAAAATATTTATGATAACAATTATAGCTGCAGCCGGAGAAAACAATTCTTTAGGTAAAGACAATGACTTAGTCTGGCACTTACCAGACGATTTTAAACGATTTAAAGAACTTACATCAGGTAATCATATACTTATGGGTAGAAAGACGTTTGAAACATTCCCTAAACCTTTACCTAATAGAACACATCTAATTATAACAAGACAAAATGACTATTCAGTACCAGAAAAATGTTTCACATTTGATAGTATTCAATCTGCATTGGATGAAGTATTAGAACATTCAGATAACAATATTTGGATAATCGGTGGTGGAGAAATCTACAAACAATCAATGGAAATTGCAGATAGAATTGAACTAACAAGAGTACATTCAGAGTTTGATGCAGATACTTTCTTTCCAGAAATTGGTGATGAATGGAAATTAGTTTCAGAAGAATACCATCCTGCAGATGAAAGACATAAGTATGACTTTACATATTTAACTTATGACCGAAGAAAATAAAGAAATAATTGTAAAAGATTATCTAATTAAACTTGAAAAAAATCAAGTCAGAATTATAATCAATACGATTGATGATTTTAGTGATCATCCGAGAGGACCTTGGATTAAAATATTCTATACTGTGATAAAAACGGAAAATAATCTACATACTAAATTAGATAAAGTATTTTCTAAATCAGGAACATTTGATAGTTTATTTGTTTCAGAAATTAGAGATCAAAAACTAAAAGATTTAGGTGTTTAATTATGAACGTCTTCCGTAATTTATTACTTGTTGTTGAGTTCTCGCATCCTTATCAGATGCAGCAAAGTATTTAATTACATTAGGATCCTTGAAATTTGACATCAACTCACTATTACGTAAACTAGAATCTCTAAGATCTAATCTTTTCATATGATGAAAATCACCAACGATTCTTTTAATATTCAACTCAGGTTTTTCCTTGTATAACCAATAAGGAACTTTAATATAAAAGAAGCCTTCTTTTTCAGGAACTGGTCCAAGAATAGCAATTTGTGAAGTTGGATAAACTCCTTTATGAAAAGTAACAGAATATGGTCTAGCATTATCCATAAAAGTTGCAGTATCTGCCGCAAATTCCTTTATGTTTAAAATCTCAACCGATTTCTCATTTTCTTTAGTTATAAAATAAGCACCAATAATAGCTCTTTCATCTGATAAATAAACGGCTTTATCAAAATCATATTCAATATCATCTCTATAAATATGTTTATCCAAAGGTTTATATTCTGAATAAAAAGTATTTGGGTTAATATGCCATTTGTTTTCTGGATCTGATAATCTATAATAACCAATATTACCATACTGATCTGGTCTTAATATAAATATTTTTTCACCTTTATCATTGATCCATCTAGAACCAAGTTCCGGCATCGTCTCAACTCCTTCAAACATTTTAAACTCTTTAATAAATCTCATTATAAAAATTAGTTTTTTGTATATATTAAAAATTAAATGTAACTTTGTAAAATGAGAAATAAATTTGACCTTAATAAACCAGTTTACCATAAATCTTATGGTAAAATGTCTATACAACGTTATTTAGAAGCTAACCTAGATGAACCAGATACAGAAAATCAATATGATTGTGAGTATAGTGGTCGTCTCGCTGATGTCGTTACCTGGTATCATAGAAATGCACGTCTTTTTAAAGAATCTGAGCTAATGTCAGAAGAAGATTACATAGTTTGGGAACTTGCAGTTAAAAGAGAAGAAAAACTAAAAAATATATTAAAGGAGGAATAATACTCACTTAATATATAAATAATGAAAGTAAAAATTCTTCTTTTCATTTCATTATTATTTATATCTTGTACAAAACAAGATGAAGAAATCTATCCAAAATATACTTATAATTTTAGTCAACAAGAACTTGAAGTAATGCACGTTACTAATGTTTATAGAAATCAAATAGGATTAGATACTTTAAAAACAATTGAACATATCGGTTATATATGTGAAGAGCATAATATTTATATGATCGAACAAGATACAATTACACATGACTATTTTCATGAGAGATCAGATAACTTAATTAAAACATTACATGCAGAACGTGTAGGTGAAGTTCTAGCTTATAATTATAATTATCCACAGTCTGTTTTAAATGCGTGGATAAATTCACCATCACATAAAAAAATAATAGAAGGTGATTTTACTAACTTTGGTATTGCAATAAAACAAGATTATATTGGACGTAAGTACTATACCTTTATTTTTGTTAAAATTTAAGGAAAAGGAATTTCACTATTGAATATATAATGAAAAATAAATTCCTACGATGAAAAACATACTAATAAATTGCAAGATCACTTATCAACAAGAATCACTTAAAAACACTTTAACCGCAATTTTTTATGAGCATTCGAGGAACCAATTTATTACATTATCAGGTAAAATATCAGCAGAACTAACACAAGATTTATACCATAATAGTACACATATTTCACAACTAGATTTCTCTAATTTTAAAGAGGAATTAGAACCTAGTGAAGAAGAAATGATACAAATCTATCAAGAACTTCTTTCAAAGAAAAATTCTGGTAGTTCACTAAGATATAAAAAATCTAAACTTGAACAATTTGAAGTTACCGCATTTGAATTATTATCAGAAAAACTTGCTTCTTATTTTAGAAATGAAAAATTAAATTCTATTGGTATTTTTTAATATTTATTTTGTATATTTGTTTTATATAAATAAATATGAGTAAGATAAACGATAAAACAAATGAAATAGTTTTCAATGGACTATTTGAAAAAGGAATGATTTTTCAAGAAATGCTAACATTTTGGTTAGGTATTTTAGATATAACAGATGATGGTATAATTATTACATTAGAAGGTAACCGTATCAGAGAAATGAAACTAAAGAAATATACTAGCGAAGAACTTACAAAGTTTATGAAGTATAGTACAATGGATAACTGTTGGTTAGATTACCAAAAAACAGACATTGATGTCGTACATGATTGGTTTACACAAAAAGCAACATATGATACTATAGAAAATAGAAGAGATTTAAAAATTGATCTTTTAACATAAAAAAATAATTTTTTTATCTCAGTATTTGTAGTATCTAACATAAAAATAACACAAAAATACTATAAAAAATCCACACCAAAAAGTTTTTTTAATATACTAGGTTACTATATAAATAGTGAAATTTATAAAAATATAAACATTTTCAAGTTATATCATATAATATTTAGCAATTACTTAGGTAAAAAATAAAAAAAAATAATAATAAAATGGCAGGAGAAATCGCTCAACAATTTGCAGGTCTACCAATAGAAGATCTAATCGTACAACCATTAGTTGGTATGGCTAAAGGACAAGCACAACTTAATGATGTTACATGGAAATATATTTCAGATGTAGCATTTGAAGATGTTTTATCTACAACTGAGAAATATACCGCAGCAGATGGTGTTGCAACAGAATTAATAGGAAAATTCAAACCAACAGGTAAAAAGAAAACACGTAGTTTAGACGTTCAGTTAAACAGATATGTAACTAATCCAGAAACAGGTGAACAAGAATTACAAGTGATTACTTCAATGATACCAATGTTACCATTAGTACCACTTCCTTCATTAGCAATTATGTCAGCAGACATCAATTTTACAATGGAAGTTAAGACTACCGAAATGACTAAAACAAGTGATGATCATGAAGCAAGTATTCAAGCAAGTGCAGAAGGTGGATTTTGGGGTATGAAATATTCAGTTGCGATGCAAGGTAAAATTGCAACACATAAAGAAAATACAAGAAGTACTGATAACTCTGCAAAGTATGAGGTTAGAATTCATGCAGAGCAAATGCCAATTACAGAGGGTATGAACAAATTAAATGATATGTTAAACTTAATGATTGAACCATCTGTTCAGCCAGGACAAGGTGGAACACAATCTAAAAAAATCTAATAATAATTTAATTTTAAAATAAATGGCTAAAATAAATTTAGAAGAACTATTGGGCGGCTTACAAGAAGCCGCTCTTATAGTTTTGGGTATTCAAGAAAGACAACATATAAACACATTATCTAAGTATTTTACTCCTGATGGAGTTCCACTTACTAAAACATTTATAATTGGTGAAAAAGAAGTAAATATACCTCTTTACATATTAGCAGATCACTCATCAATGGGATTGGAAGAAATGGATATTGACTTTGATATTCGTTTATTAGCATCTGATGATAGAACACCATCTTCTCTTAAAGAAAATGTTTTACCTATATTTAAAAAAATTGAAGATCAGACTATTAGAAGTGCACAAGCCGCATTAGTTAAACTAGGTGAACCTTATGCGAGTATGTTAGGTTCTACGGGATCTGGAAAAAATGGAGTAGATGGTGTTGTTGGTCCTAAATGTAAAGCTGCACTAATTAAATTTCAAAAAGAAAATAAACTTGAAGAAACAGGTGAAGTTGATGATGAAACTTGTAAAAAATTAGGAGTTTCAACCGCATCAGAATATACACATACTGTAACAAATATATCTGTAGATAGTAATGCGCCAAATTCAGATAATAAAGCAGGTATGGCAACTGTAAAGGTTAAATTTAGAAAGGATGAAAAACCAGAGGCTGTATCAAGACTTGTTGAAATGCTAATACAAAAATTAGATGATGGAGGTCATACAACTAAATAATGGCTTTACCTTGTCCAGGATGTCAACAACCAATAGGATTGACTATTGATTTTATAGTAAAGAATCCAATATCACAATGTCCCTTTTGTGGTGTTATAATGAATTTTAAAGCAGATCCTAAAGTTGTATCAGAATATAAAGAAGCTATAGATCAAATTAAATCAATTCAAGAAAAATATCAAAAAATTGCCAAATTTAAGTAAACAAATAGATAATTTTTTTATATATATCAAGAATAAATTTTAATCAGGGTATTTTTACTTTGATTAAAAAAAAAATCTTATATGACAAACACTTTAATGTACAATTCTCTAGTTCAGAAACTAAGAGAATTTTTTTTGGAAAAAAACTTCGTAGAAGTACCAACACAATCTAGACTATCAATTTTAGCAGCTTGTGAAAATCCACACTCAGTATCAACCTTTGAATACAATGGTGAGATATGGCCTTTACCACAAACAGGACAAATGTGGCTCGAGTATGAATTATTAAAAAATCCTACTTGGGAAGGAGTTTTCTGTGTATCTACAAGCTACAGAGCAGAAAAAAATCCAATTCCTGGAAGACATGAACTAATCTTTCCAATGTTTGAGTTTGAATCAAAAGGCAAATATAAAGATTTAATTCTATTAGAAAAAGAACTTCTTGAGTATTTAGGATTTGGATCACCTGTTGAAATGGACTATAACAAAACTTGTAAAGAATATGGAGACGTATCAATTTTAGAAAATGAACATGAAACTAAAATGTGGAATGAAGTAAGCCATTGTGTCTCTCTTCAAAACTTCCCACTAAGAACTAATCCATTTTGGAACATGCAAAATCAAAAAGATGATATATTCAATAAAGTTGATATAATATTATATGGACAAGAAACAATAGGTGCGGCAGAAAGAAGTTGTGATATTGACTCTATGAGAAAAATGTTCTATACAATAGAAAATGGTGGATACTCTGAAAAATTATTCGAATTATTTGGAAAAGAAAGAGTAGAAAAAGAATTAGAAGATTTCTTAAAATTTGACTTCTTTCCAAGATTTGGTGCAGGAATTGGTTTAACAAGATTAGCAAGAGCTATGGAGTTACTTCAAAAGCAAAATCAAGAACAACTTGAATTACAAGACTAACAAAAAAGAGAGACGAAAGTCTCTCTTTTATTTTTTTAGTATTAAATCAATCTTTTGATCCCTAACATAAGCTTTACTTTTTCTATAAAAATCCTCTATGACATTTTGAGCATCATAACCATATGATTGCATATCCATAATCTGTTCCCTTGTTAAAGGTAAAGTAACTCCTTCACAGATAACATAACCATTTTTATCAAAATCAATCTTCACTATTTAGTTTTACTTTTATATATAGAATAAGAATCCCATTTCTCATCATACCAGAAAGTTCTACCAGTATTATCTCTACAAGATAAACCTTTCTGATAAAATACCCACTTCTTAAATTCTTCATAATCAGAATCAAATGGATTAGTCCAATCGGAAAGTTGACCACCATTTAATGTATAAGCTTTAATTGGAACATCTTTACAAAAATCTAATATATCTGGATTTTGTAAAATAATTGTTCTCGCAGATTCAAATGGATTTACATTTATGTAATAAAGTATAGTAGAACGTAAGTAATTACCAATTCCATTAAAGTATTTTTGATTTAAAAGAACTTCACAAATTGGTTTATCAAATGCTTTCAGTTTTAAATTATCTAAAACATTACTTTTGAATTCATCAAATTCTTTTGTTGGATCTGGTCCTCTTTTTACACCAGTAAATGCACCTAATCTATATCGTGGCCCCATATATGAACCATAAAGTAATAAAGAATTACCATCATCAGTATCAATTCTCATTCTAACAAACTTAGTATCATTCCAATTTTCAGTAGGAACAAACTTCCAATTACCAGACATACCCATAAATACAGAGAAGTCTAATGTTTTTATATCATTTTTAGTTTTTAATTGTAGTTCTTTACCAAAAGACTCTGCAATTACTTCAAAATCTTCGATTAGTTCAGAGTCGATTGGAATATTACCTTTCTGAACGTGATATAATTTTGTAAACTTTCTTTTCTTTGAGTGATGATTTATATAATCCTGCATTATTCTCAATTCCGCTAATTCTGGCATATTCTTTTTATTTTTTCTTTTCTTTTAAGTACTCTCATATTTCGTTTTGCTAATTCTTTAAGTCGTTTGGCCATAGTCTGATATGATTTCTGTGTATCCTCATCTAATTCAGTACCGATGATTGGTCCAAATCTATCAACATATGCTTGGTTTACACCAGAGTTATGATCAACTATTACTATATCTTTCATTATTTTAATAAATCTCTAATTACAAAATCTCTTTTTATGGCAGCTGGTAGTAAATTGATTATTTGTCTTTTGCTTGTTATTTTATTTATAGTTTCATAAGTATAAATAGTTTTCAATGGACTTTCATCTCTACTACTATAACCAATCGGTCTTTTTATTTCTTTATCTTCTAACCAAACCTTATCTATAATATTATTCACAACAGAAATCCAAATTGTATGTCTTTCATTAAAAACTAGTTTCCAAAACGAATTAGACTTTGGATGTATCTTAGATATTTCTGTCCAACCATAAGTGCCGTCTTTTCTCTGAGCCCATTTTTTTACAACATTATCTAGTACCATATTATTAGTACCACCATCCATGTATTCATAAGGTTTATGAAAATCAGTTCTTGTAAAACCTATCTCTCGCAATTTACTGTGTGTATTCATACTACAAATATAAAACAATTTTATTAAATATAATATAATTTCTATATCTTTGTATATAATTTCAACTTATGAAAACAATCGCAATTTATCCAGGCTCTTTTAATCCTATGCACGTAGGTCATTTAAACATTTTAGAGAAAGCAGAGCGTATTTTTGGAAGAGGAAACGTCATTACTGCAATAGGTATCAATCCAGATAAAGTAAATACTAACGATAAAACTTACCTATTTGAACAAGATAATAAAGCAAAACTTATTTCTCAAAAAATAAACAGAACTGTAATAACTTATAGTAAATTCTTACACGAACTTGTAGAAGATTATGAAAAAGAAGGTTATAATGTAGTTATAATTAGAGGTTTAAGAAATGGCGTTGATTTAGATTACGAAGTAAATCAAATGAGATTTATAAATGACTTTAAAAAAGATATAAATGTAGTTTACATTACTTGTGACCAAGAGTTTGAACATATTTCGTCTTCTGCAATTAGAAAGATTGAACAATTTGGTGGTCCAGATATGATAAAAAAATATATTCTATAATGGTTAGTTACAATGGTTGTTGCGAAAGTTGTAATCACTATACAACTATTGAAATAGATACAACAAAAAATTATAATACTTCTTATCACGAAAAAACATTTTTGTGTCAAGAGTGTGAAAAAAAACAAGAGATTGAAAAAAGAGATAAAAAATTAAACCAGTTACTTAAACGTAACTGGTTTGATATATTTAAACGGTAGATTTATTTAGATAATCTGTATAGTTTGCTACTATTGAATTTACTTTTTTGAAATCATGTGGTTCTTTACCAGTAAAATCAACATCTAAATAAAAAAGTAATTCAACAAAGTCTAAATTATATTTATTAGCAGTAGTTATAATTTTCGTATCTGATAAAATTTGAATTATTTTCTCTTGAGTTATAACATCATTCATATCCATTAGATAACCATTTTGTATCATCCATCTTTTTAATCCGTGAAATCTAACATAAACCTCTGCGGGTGAAGTTAAATAGTCGGTAGTATGTTTATCATCAAACATACTTTGAAACTGATCTCTAAAACTATCTACTGCATCAATTGCAATCTTTTTACCTTCTGGATTCTTAATATCACTTATCTTTGTTTTAATAGCAATCTCAACTAATTGTTTTGAATAAAAATCTATCTTACCTTGTAGTTTTTTCTTACCCTTATCGTTTTGAAGAACTATATCCTTATCCAAAATATCAACAATATTTGTAAATTCACTATATGGTAAATCCTTATCACTCATAATATCATCAACTAAGTGTCTAAGTTCATGATTTACAACTTGTTCTGATCCCAACGAATTAAGTCTTTGTTTATCAACAATAATTGCTTTTACCTTATTACCTCTTTCATCAAAGTGTCTCATATAACATGCCATAACACCTTTCTCACCACCTATAAACTCCATAGTTTCTGTATCAACACACACAAATCTAATATCTTTAATTTTGGATATAACCAAATCCTTCTTTATCGTATCTAACTTATCAGTTGATAAAATATCATCTATTAAATCTTGTTTAAATTTAGTTATTAAAACTCCCTCTTTTGTAGTAGGTTTATTACTTATATCATAAATGATCTTATCAGTTTCTTTAGTAGTAATTTTATGATCTTTAAGATAATATCTCAAAGCACACATAATTCCAATTCCAACTAAAAGCTGTCTCCAACTAATATCTAACTCTTCATTGATATTATCATAATCATTTATCTTTTTAATATACTTCATAGTTTATATATTAAATATAATTATTATATTTGCAACTAAACTATAATAAAGACTATAAATAAGATGAAAGATAAAGATTATAAATATATTGCAACATTTTTCCCATACCCTTCTGGTAGTGGTTTGCACTGTGGACATTGGTATAACTATGCGATTATGGATAGCTACTGTAGATACTTGAGATATAAAGGTGAAGAAGTTTTTCAACCATTTGGATATGATTCATTTGGATTGCCAGCAGAAAACTATGCAAAGAAAGTTGGTAGAGATCCAAGAGAAGTTACTTACGAGAATATAGAAAATTTTAGAATACAGATGGATAACATGGATACTCAATATGAGGAAATGTTGATTACTTCTGATCCTAACTATATTGAGTACACACAATGGTTGTTTAAACAATTGTATGATAAAGGATTGGCTTATAAAAAAGATGGTGAAGTCGACTTCTGTAATAGTTGTGAAACTGTATTGGCCAGAGAACAAGTAAAAGAAGGTAAATGTGAAAGATGTTCTACAGAAGTAGAGAAGAAAACATTGAATCAATGGTATTTCAAAATTACCGACTATAAAGATAGATTGATTGCTGGTTTGGATAAAATTGACTTTCCAGAATCTACGATAAAGTCACAAAGAAATTGGTTGGAAAATCAACATGACTGGTGTGTATCAAGACAAAGAAGTTGGGGTTGTCCTATTCCTATCGAAGGAGAAACAGATACAATGGACACATTTGTAGATAGTTCTATCTATACTATTATCTATTGTATAATGAAGGGTATTAAACCAAAACCAGTTGATTTGTATGTTGGTGGATCAGAACATGCTTGCATGCACTTGATTTACATCAGATTTATTACAATGTTTTTGTATGATATTGGATTTATTGACTTTGAAGAACCAATAACTAAATTGATACACCAAGGAATGATATTGAATCAAGGTGAAAAAATGTCTAAGTCTAAAGATAATGTAGTTAGTTTGGATGGATATGACCCAGATGAAATCAGATTTTACTTGATGTTTATTGGTCACTACTTTGATGGTGGATCTTGGTCTGATGAAAATATAATCGGAATTAGAAGATTTATAAATAGAATGAAAACGTGGTTGGATAAAACAGGTGAAGAAACTATTGACATAGAAACATTCAAGAAAACTATATTTGACTTTACAGATGCTTTTAAATTTAATAAAGTTGTAAGTTCATTTATGATTTTGTTGAATCAAAACAAAAATAAAGCGTTGACACCAGAGTGTAAAGAAGAATTGATACAATTGATTGAGATTTATATGCCTGGAATCCGAGCTAAATTAAACTAAATATCATTTTTTAGATATAACTTACAAATGAGAGAGAAGATGGAATGGATAAACATAAAAAAAACTTTACTAAAGATAAAGTAGTAAACAAAAGAATAAATGACTTTTTAGATAAATATCATATGAGAGATAAAGGTAAATTATTTTGGAAAGAAAGATGGTTTTCACTATGTAGTGCTCATCAACAATATGATAAAGAGTGTAACACTTGTAATATTGGTACTTGGGAAAATGTCTGGAGAACAAATATAGAGAAAGTAGTATTTATAATATCACCTAAATTATATAGGTGGTTATTAAAATTTAAAAAAGTGCAGACAATAGATATTAAAAAACAAGATGAATCCAAGAAATATTACAGAAGAAATCAAAGAAAAAATTAAGAATGCACATTATCATAAATTTGGTGCAGTTGCACCAGATGGGTTCGTTTTAATACCAGTTGAAACATTAGAAAGATTAAAAGATTTTGAAGTTTGGAAGAATTGGAAGCATAATCCACAAACATTAGAAGAGTTAGCAATTGAAGATTTAAAAAAACAAGAATAAATTTGGTGTATTAAAAATTAGTTGTATCTTTGTCAAACAATAAAGAAAACGGCTTTGTATGGTAGTCTAAGGCCTCTAAAACCAGAAGACGAGGGTTCGTTTCCCTCCAGGGTCACAAAAATATAATATATAATATGTTAAATTGGTTTAAAAAACTATTTAAAACAAACGTTGAAAAACGACTTATTGATGATTATGAATTTAATTCAATAAGAAAAGAAAAAGAAGACGAATTAAATCGAATACTGGATAAAATTTCAGAAAAAGGTATGAAAGGTCTAACAAAAAAAGAACAACAATTTTTAAAAAATAATAAATAATTATGAAAAATATGTAGATTAAGGTTACAAACCACAACAAACCATTTTTATTTTTTAATATATATAATATGGAAAATAAAAAACTACAAATATTTATTGAAAAATCATCAATAAAACATAATAACTTCTACTCATACGAGTATTCTATTTATATAAATAATAATACAAATATTATTATAACCTGTCCTATACATGGAAACTTTATACAAAGTCCTAAAAATCATTACCTAAAAGGATGTGGTTGTCCAAAATGTGGTAATGAAAAACGAAGTATTTCATCATCAAAGGGTTTAGAAAATTTTATAAATGAATCTAGTAAAATACATAAAAATAAGTACAAATACTTAAAATCTATGTATATAAATACAAACACTAAAATTATCATAACTTGTCCGGAACATGGAGATTTTGAACAACTTCCACTACATCATATAAAGGGAATTGGTTGTTCAAAGTGTGCAAATAATTATAATAAAACAAATATAGAGTTCATAGAAATATCAAACACTAAACATAATAATAAATATAATTATGATAAAACCAACTTCATAAATAATAATATTAAAGTTATAATAACTTGTCCTGAACATGGTGACTTTAAACAATCACCATATCATCACATAAAAGGATTTGGATGCAAAAAATGTAGTGACTCAAAAGGTGAGTTATTTATTGATAATTATCTTATCAATAATAATATAAACTTCATAAGAAATAAAACATTTGATGGTTGTATATATAAATCAAAACTAAAATTTGATTTCTATCTAAATGAATACAATATATGTATAGAATATGATGGTAGACAACACTATGAAGCGGTTGATTTTTTTGGAGGAAATGCTGCACTACTAATCTCAAAAAAGAGAGATAATATTAAAAATAAATATTGTAAAAGTAATAATATAAAACTATTCAGAATAAAATACTCTGATAATATTGAACAAAAATTAGAAAAAATTAAAAACTATATAAAAATGACTTAGATTAAAAACAAACAAGAAGAAACAAAAATGATAATTATAACAAGAACAGATCTTAGTTACGGTTATCAAAGTCAACAAAGTTGTCACTCAATTGCAGACTTTGCACACGAGTTTCCACAACAATTTAAAGAATGGAAAACTACATCTAATTCTATCATCTGTTTACAAGTAAACAATGAAAAAGAATTAAATGACTTATACTTAAAGTTATCCAAACTTACCTCAGTCACAAAATTTTACGAACCAGATTTAAACGATGAACTTACATCTATTTGTTTATACGCAGATAAAGATGTCAGAAAGAAAGTTTCATATCTTCCATTATTAGGTAAAAAATCAAAACTAACATACGAAAAAGTTATTTTTGATATGAATGATACACCACAAACTGATACACAAAGTGTACTAGATCACGGTATCTCTGTCAATAAGTATTTTAATGATTTAACTAGTAGTAATACAGTATTTGAATGGAAGTTACCTACTTGGTTTACCGAAAATAAAGATTATATCTTATCTAATATACATAGCAAAGATATTGTTAAAGAATATCAAATTATGCATGATTGTGGTAAACCTTATTGTATGACAATTGATGAAGACGGTAAAAGACACTTCCCAAATCACGCACAAGTATCATTTGATACATTCTCTAAGATTTCTGATAATAAGATAGTGGCTGACTTAATTTTAAAAGATATGGTATTTCATACCATTAAATCAGATGAAGTAGAAGATTTTGTTAAAAATAATTCAATCGAAAATATTTTAACATTATTAGTGACAGCTCTTTGTGAATTACACTCTAATGCAGCAATGTTTGGTGGTATTGAAAGTACATCATTTAAAATAAAATACAAACAATTAGATAAAAGAGGAAAGCAAGTACTAAATTTATTAAAATAAAATCGTATATTTGCATTATAATATATAAAAAGAAAAGAGTTATGGCGAACGCACCTATCACACCGAAAGAAAAATTAGCTTGGGAATTTGCCCAAAGAGCTCATAAAGATCAAGTAAGAAAATTTACAGGAGAATCCTACTTTGATGCACACGTACAAAAAGTAAACGGTACATTAAAGTTATATACTACCGATGAATCTACACTAATTGCAGCACTTCTTCACGATGTCGCAGAAGATTGTTATGATGATATTTGGGATGCTTATGCCGATGTAAAAGAACTTTTTGGTAAAGAAGTTGCAGACCTTATGTTAGAACTAACCTCTAATACAGACGAAATTAAACATAAATATAATGGTAGTAAAGTAGCTTACCTAATCAATAAAATGTTGAAAATGTCTGACAAAGCGTTTACTATTAAACTATCTGACAGATTTAATAACATTGCTGACGCATTCACTGCATCCGAAAGATTCAGAACAAACTATTACAGAGAAACTTGTGCAATAGTTGATGCAATGGAAGAAGGTAGAACTTTTACAAAAGTTCAAAGACAATTACTTGATGATATTAAAGCAAAACTTGATAATATCAATAGATTATTTAAAGTAAAAAAATTAAACGAAATATAAACAAAAAATAAATAAACAACATGAGATAGATTGTAATCAGAGGTCCAACTTAATATTTTAACTTAGAAGATTAAAATTATTAAAAAATAACTAAAAAAAATATTAAAAAAATGGACACAAAAAACACAAACACAGGAGTAAATGAATTAGATGTAAACTTGAAAAATCTAATGGTAAAAGCAACACAAGTTGCAATTGATAAAAAGTATATAATAAAAGTTGACGGTGAAGTAAACGAACACTTAGAGTGGATAAACTTTAAGATTGATCACTTAACACAAACTGGAAAGAAAAAGTTAGCAAGACGATTATTTCTTGTTGGTAAAAAAACAGGACAAAAGTCGATCAATAACTTCTTCTGGTACTTAAAACTTAAAAATGTTATTGACTTTAAAGTTGTATTAGAAACAAGTCAAAAAGAAAAACAAATTCAATTACTTAGAAAAGAATATGTTAAATTAAGATCTCAAGCGGAAGAAGCAAGATTAAAATATGTAGAAGAAAAAGGAGATTTCTACAAATCATAAAAAAGAAAACCACTCATTTGAGTGGTTTTTTTATTTATCTATTCTTTTTTAAAAACTCATTTAATGGTTTAAGATATTTGAAACTTTTACTTTCATTTACATCAAACTGTTTACCATTAAGTAAAATCTTATTAGATGAAGGATCATAATCAACCACAACATTTCCTTCTAATTCACCACCTAATATTTCATCAGAAAGTGGATCTTCTAAGTAATGTTGAATTGCTCTTTTTAATGGACGAGCACCCATTTTTTCATCATATCCTTTATCAATCAATAAATCTTTGAAAGCAGTTGTAATTTCTAATGATAAATTCATAGCTTTTAGTTTAATCTCAACCTTTTTAATTTCAATATCAATAATTTTATAAATATTTTCTTTTGATAAAGAAGAGAATATAATAATTTCATCAATTCTATTGATAAACTCAGGTTTTAATCTTTTACTTAACTCAGCTTTAATGATAGCTTTAGCATTCTCTTCTTTAACCATTGGTTTATCTGCACCAAATCCAACAGGTGTTACCATTTGATTAACCGCACTTGCACCAATGTTAGAAGTCATAACAATAATAGTATTTCTAAAATCTACTTTTCTTCCTTCACCATCTGTTAAGTGACCATCATCAAAAATCTGCAACATGATATCCATTACACTAGGATGTGCTTTCTCTAACTCATCAAATAATATAATACAATAAGGTTTTCTTCTTACTTTTTCAGTCAATTGACCACCTTCACCATATCCTACATACCCCGGAGGAGAACCAATCATTCTAGCAACATTATGTTTCTCAGCATATTCTGACATATCAACTCTAATCATTGCGTCTTCTGTACCAAATACATTCTTTGCTAATGTTTTTACAGTATGTGTTTTACCAGTACCAGTAGAACCTAAGAAAAGAAATACACCGGCTGGTCTATTAGGGTCTTTTAAACCGGCTCTGTTTCTTCTAATAGATTTTGCAATTTTTGTAACAGCTTCATCTTGTCCGATAATTTGCATTTTTAATTCACCTTCTAATCCTAAAAGTCTTTTACCTTCATCACCAGTTACTTGTGTAGGTATACCAGTTTTTAAAGAAAGGATTCTTTCAACATCTTCTTTAGTAATTGTAATTCTCGGCATATCTTTTGCAGCTTTCTTAATTTCAATAGCTTTAACAACCAATTCATTTTCTCTCGGTCTTAAATCACCAGCTTCCTGATATTTTTGTGCTTTTAAAAATTCTGATTTTTGTAATCTTATCTCAGATAATTCTTTTTCTATTTCTATAAGTTCTGTAGGGGTATTTTTCTTAGCAGAGATTCTCATTTTTGCACCAACCTCATCCATTAAATCAATTGCCTTATCTGGGAAGTATCTATCAGAAATAAATCTACCTGATAAGGTAACACAAGCTTCGATTGCATCATCATTATATGAAACTTTATGAAAGTCTTCATATTTATTTTTAATTTTCATTAAAATTTCAATTGTATCTTCAATAGATGGCTCTTCAACATTTACTTTTTGAAATCTTCTTTCCAATGCACCATCTTTTTCAATAGAATTTCTAAATTCATTATTTGTAGTTGCACCAATTAAACGCATTTGACCTCTTGCTAGAGCTGGTTTGATTTGATTTGCCATATCAATCGGCACACCTTTATTTACCATTAAGTGAATTTCATCAATAAAAAGAATAATTTCTGGATTATCACTAAGTTCATCCATTAAAGCTTTTACTTTAGCTTCTAAACCACCTTGTCCCGCCATGATAGTACCCATATCAACAGATACAATTCTCTTACCTTCTAATGCCTCAGGACAATCTTCTGTTACCATAAGTCTTGCAATACCTTCGATAATTGCAGTTTTACCAACACCTGGCTCACCAATAATAACTGGATTGTTTTTATTTTTTCTAGATAGAATCCATATAACTTGGTCGATTTCTTTTTGTCTACCTATTACAGGATCAAGTTTATCATCTTCTGCAAGTTTAGTCATATCAACACCATATGCGTCTAAGAATGGAGTTTTCTTTTTAGTCTTTGGTTGTTCACCTTCTTCTCCAGTAAATAACTCATAAAGCTTTAATTTCTTCATAAAAAAAATATTTTTAAGTATAT